AGTTCCTGAGGGCATATCAACTACCTGAGTAATATCTTCAACGAATACACCGGGGGTTAAATATTCAGCCATTACTTAGCACCTCCTGTTTTTTCTTTAGTCTTAGCTGTTGTATTAGTGTCTGTTACCTCCGACATAGTAACACGACCACGCTTAACTGCCTCTTCAAGAGTGTCACTAATCTGTGACTTCTTAACAGTGGCTTCCTCACAAGGGAGAATTGTTAAAACACTACCGTCAGTCAGAGTTGCACTAAAAATAAAGCCTTTGATTTCTTTAACTTTATACATAATTAGTACCTCCTTATTTCAAAACACTTACTCCTGTAAGTGGTATTTCTGTGTTAGTTACAATGTTGCATTCCTTACGTAAATTCTCATCAAGTTCACCCCAAATTCTATAGGTGATTGAGGAATGGAATATACGCTCAGTTCCATTAAGTCTGTCTGTCTTTTTCATGTCACCCTTTTGTAAAGCGTGTGCAGTTCTTGAAACACCACCACTGTCTACAACAGGTAAATTAAAATCACGACTAACTAAGAACTCCCATTTAGCTAACATAGCATTCATGTCCCTCTGTAGTGTACTCCAAAAGTCAATTTGGTAGTGTAAGGTGTAAGGGACAGCAGTCTTTTCAAGAGTACCCTTTGCAGTATCTGGGTCGTAACCTCTAAGAACATCAAAAGGATAATATCTAACCTCATCACGTTTGCTTGTAAAAAGGTTATAGATAGTTACCATAGGGTAGTCTTCTTTCTTTAAGTCTTCATCTGCTTTCCTAACTCTAACAGGCACAGGAACTGAAATACCATCACTATTGGGTAATACAACAATACTCTGAATAAATTCGATAAGACCTTTGTCAATCTGTTCATACCACACTGACGAACTCATAGTCACTTACCTCCTTTAATCAGGTCTTCAATTATTTTCTTCCAATTACTTTTCAAAGTAGACTCTACTTCTTCCATAGTTGGACGGATTAAGGGTCTCGGTGGGATTTTATCTGTTCCATATTCAAGCCAAATCATAAGGTCACTAAGCTTAACCCCATCAGGTGTTCTGTCCCAAGCTGATGCACCTATAAAGAAAGTAACACCACTTTTAGGTGACTTCACCTTACGCACTTTTAAATGGTCTCTTAAATAACCTGTCTCTACGTAAACAGTGTCATCACCATTCTTAAGGACTATTGTAGACTTGGCAAGAGGAGTCCACGATAAATCTTGTGAGTCTATATGACCTTTTAGCTTTTCTAAGATAAACTCTCCATCTTCCTGTAGTTGTACAGAAAAAGCAGGTGTAATTTTGGTTGATAGAGCTTGTAGGACAACACCTGCTCTTGTCCAGTCTCCGAACTTACTTACTCTCATATTATTACACCTGCTTTATAGACTTCTTTTTATCCTCGGTACAGTAAAACTCAAAAAATTGCCAAATATCTGCAACAAGGGTCATAGGCTTCACTGCATCTACTAAATAAGTAGTACCCTCATATTCAAACTTAGCTTTTCTGAATTTCTCCCAGTCTGCTTCATATAAACAAGAAATTTTCTTATCTATAAACTGTTTAGTCGGAATCTTTATTGTAGCTTTGCGAATAACAGTCTCCTCAGGCTCTTCACCTTTAGGGTGGTCATAAATCACTTTAGCTACTAAATCAACTGGCTCTCCATAACTTTTGTTTTCAACCTCATCATAAATGTCCTTTTCTACACTTTCCTCATTAAGGAAATACATCTTGCAATGGGTTGTAAACATTAAAGAGAATACCAACTCAATTCCGTCTAAAAATGCTTTTTGTATACTGTTGTTTTCATCAACTGCCATTGTCTTCACCACTCTCTTCAAACGGTCCTGTTTCAATCTGATATTGTGCATAACCTGAAAGTGAAGCCATATTAGTAGCTTGTACTGCAATGTAGTAAGTGGTCTTTTGTTCAAGACCAGTAACCCTGCAACGAAGTTGATGAATGTCCTTTATCTCAGCAACAAGTGTTGCTCCACTTGCTATGTGAGATTTTAGATTAAACAAGTCCACTATAGGCTCTTTAGATACATAAACTTTATATCTATAAAACCTACTTATGTTCTTAACACTCCACCAAAACTCTACTGTGTCTTCTGTAATATTACCTATGTAGAGAACTACTGTAGGAACTGCCGCATTTTCATAGTTATAACGAGTTCCATATCTGTCACTCAATGTCACACTATAAGATTTTACTGTACCATTATCAGTACCACCATTTTCAATCCAGTCATCATACTCACTGTCAACCTGTGCTATCAGCTTCATATAGTGGTCGAATCTCTGAGACCTCTTTAAGTAGTTGTTATTATCTGCACCTATGTCATACAGAGGAGCTTCCTTAACTGCAAGAGTGTAGTATAACTCCTTTTTAGCTAAGAGAACTATAGGATAAACTGCATCCTCAGGTAAGTACTCCAAAGATGGGACATCTGAAAAATTACGTGATAAAGCGAGGTTAAGATAAAGGAGTAAGTCCTCATCAGTCATACACAAATACTGTTCATCAACTGTGACGACCTTATCCTTATCTTGAACATATACTGACAATCGGAGAAATTGAATCATCTGCTCAACTGTCAAAGCTGAACACCTCCCTTAAATTAGAGGGGCATTAAAAGACCTGACTTATTGAGAATGTCCTTAACCTCCTGAGGTACGTTTGTATGAACACCTTTCTTAAGGAAATAGCGTACACCACCAATGCAACAAGAATGATTCTCCTTAGGGAGAATTTTCACGTTCTTAACAGCAGGTTTCTGTACCACATTAAGGTTTACCTGAACATCATCAGGAGTAGTTTCTGTCTCCACTGTTTCAACAGTTTCAACAGGGTTTTCAACACTCTCCTCTTTTGTATCTGAGACTACTTCAACACTGTCCCCAGTAGTGTTTTCATCATCTACTGTAATACCTGTAGTCTTAGGCTTAAAAGTCTTTGCCATTATACTACTCTCCTTTCAGCATTAAATTTATTTGCTTGTGACATTATGCAGTTTCAATAACTACACCATACTCATCATGAAGCTTACCTACACCAAAAATTGAGTACCAAGCAAGGCTTCTCTTTCTTCCAAAGTCTTCAACACCGTTGTCACGAAGTTCAACAGGAAGTCCAAAAGCAATACCATAATAAGCATCACCAAACAGAACAGCCTGATAAACGTTTGTCGTGGCATTACCTTTATCTGCTCCCTTTACAAGTGCTTCATCATAAGCAGGGTCAGATTCATTCGCCGCACCATTACACATAAGTGTTGTTTCAATAAAACGACAGTCATCAATACGTCCGATTTCACCTGTGAATAACTGTTCAGGAGCACCATAATTAGAGGCATTAATCCAAGCAGGGTCATCACGAAGTCCTCTTGACTGGTGAGGGTGTACAAAACAAATCCAAGCTGTTCCACCTACAGCCTTAGGAGCATTGTTTGTAGAAAGAATTTCAATAGCATCCTTAATTGTAGATACTTTCATTTTACAAGTGGTATCAAGTGTAGCTCTTGAAGTAACAGCAGTTCCGTCTGACTTAGAAGCATAAACAATGTTTGTTCCTGTTAATGCCGCGTCTCTTAACTCTGTATCAACAACCTGTGCATAGTCACGACCGAGGAGTGTTGTAGCAGAAGCCATAATATCATCAAAAGAAGACTGAATAAGTAATTCAGAAACAGAAATAGCATTACCATATTCTGTTACTGTCAACTGCTTTGTAGAACCACTCATAGCCTGAGTTGTCATGTTCTTCATTTCTTCAAGCTTACCACCAAGAGTGAGGTTATTGTAAGTCAGCATAGAGATTGTAAGACCAGGTTCTGTACCAAGTTCAGTCTTTGTCTGTGCGAACTGCATAAAACGCATATTAGGCAGTGCCTTAAATTCAATCTCCTTAGAGTATACAACACGTACTGCATCAGAGAAAAGTGTTCCACCGTTTGTTGCACCAGTTTCTGTAGCAACCGCAACATCAGCATGAACGGTCATTCCAAAAGGTGTGATAGCTCCAAGAAGCTTCTTAATTTTTGTCATCTTACTCATTTTAGTAATACCTCCATTATAAATGATTTTGATTTAAAATTACTTTAGTCCAAGGCTTTTTCTGAACTCCTTGTACTCATCAGAACGTGGGTCAAGATTTCTGATATAATCAGCATCATAATTAGGGTTAGGGTCATCTCCTGTAGGATTAGCTACCTTAGGGGTAATAGGGACAGTAGGTGTAGTCTCCGTCTTCTTAGAAGAAGACTTTTTCTTTTCTATAAGCTTTCCGTCCTCATCAACAATACCTAACTCTTTCTTAATAGCAAGGGACTTCTCCTTTGCTTTTGCGATTGACTCATCAATCTCTTCCTTAGTCTTACCCTGTACTTCGGGCATAAAAGAGGAAAGGATTTCATCCTTATTAGCATTAGTCTGTTCAGTAAGATAAAGCTTTACTTCATACTCCTGTTCTATCTGCTTTCTGATTTCCTCCTCATTAGGGGTTTCCTTTTTCAATCTCTCGTTTTCCGCAGTCAGTGTTGCAATAGTAGTTTCAAGGTTCTTTACTTCCTCTGACTTTTCACCGTTACCTGACTCATATTTTTCAAGTTCAGCTTTGAGTTTAGATACAGTCTGCATCAAGTCACCAATCTTAATAAGATTGTCATTGCTTGTATTAACAAGCTTTGCATTGTCTTCCTCTAACTTCTTGATACGAGGGTAAAGCTTATCTTTCTCCTCTTTACGAGCCTGTGCAATGAGCTGTTCATAGTTAATCTGTGGTGAAATAGGTGTACCACCATCATTGGTCTTATTGTCACCATCATTAACCTCGTCAGCGTGTACATTTAAAGCACACATAAAAGAAATCGCCTTTTTCACGGCTCTTAATTTTGATTCTGCTGTCATACCTCTAAATTTTCTCATTATTTTCTACCTCCAAATTGATTTTATAATATCATCTTACCACATCTCTTTTAATTTGTAAAGAGGGTGACAAGAAATTTTTATAAGAAGTTTGATTACGCTTCAGGGTCTTCTACATTAGCTCCATTTTTCTCAATATTAAGTACTTCTTGTGGTGTTTGTCCATTAGTCATACCTGAATTTAACTGAGGCTGATTATTAAATTCTGGGTTATAAATTTCAGGGTGATTAAGTCTATCCTCATCAATTTCACGAAGCTTTGCTTCAATGTCCTCACGTCCAAGTCTTTCTAGTGCTCCTCGTCTACTTTCAAGTCCTGCTTGTAATTCCTGCTGAATCTGTTGTAATTCAAGAAGAGTGTCCTTAGGAAGAGTATCAGGAATATTTACCTCAATATGCAGAAAGTCACGTAGTGCAATATCTTTAGGTTTAAACACAAGTCCCTCAAATAAAGACACTAACAAAATAAGCTTATTAAGTGTTTCAAGTCCTACCTCAGTTACTTGTCTCTTTACCTGAGTCTTTTCAATAAGTGGTAAATTCATATACTGTAAAGCTACACCACTGGTATTACTTATTGACTGTGCTCCACCTAACACTGTTTCAGGCACACCACCAACTTCACACATTTCAAGCTTAAGACTTTCAAGATAGTTATTACTTGCACCTAAATCCCCATCAAGTTGTAAATTCTCAACTTTAGCATCTTTAGGAAGACCTCCCCAAAGTTTATTTGCTCCCTTTTCAAGATTACCAATCTTAGCACCATACACTAAAGTTACTGGTGCGGCATGATAGTCCAAAATCTCAGAAACATTTGACTTCTTTAAGTTATACTCCACATTCATGGGTATAATACACTCAATATCACTTATTCCATCATTACGTCCGGCAAGTATTGAGTTCTTAATCTGTACAAAAGGAATAACACCATAACGGTTAGGTACAACCACAGGTTCTGTCTTTCCATCATAAGTGACACACTCATCTTTAGTCCAAATCTGTTTAAAGGTCTTTAAAGTTCTTTTAGTCTTTCCAAATATTCCTGTCTTCTCATAATCGTAATACTGATAAACAAGGGTAATCCTCTTTAACACACCTTTTTGGTGAGGGTCATACTCAGGGAACACCACACTTGTAGGTTGTAGTAAAAGCTTAAGTCTTCCATCAGGGTATTCACCAAAGGGGTCATCAATTTCATGAGTACTAAAGTATCTTACTTGTACCCAAGCCTCTCCTGTTACAGACTTCATCTGTCCTAATTCAGTAGCAAACTCATACTGGTGGTTATCTTCCCACACATCTTCAAGGTATTCAAATAATGTTCTCCCATCAGGGGTCACAATCACGTCCTCTGTAAGTTCATGAGGAGTAAAAGTGAATCCTTTACCTAACTCAAAAGAAACAAATTTATTTATGAATGCCTGACAGTAGTTTACTGTTACTTCTGGTGTATCTACATCAGGCATTTCTTCCCAGTGATAACCCTCATAAAAATTCCAATATCTTTTAATCTTCTTAAGTCGGCTTAACTGTAAGTCATCTAGCTCCGTAGACAACTGTGTTACAGTAGCACCAATGTCAATAAAATCTCTGAAATCACGTTTTCTTTCAAAACCTAACATAACTTATCTCCTTTTTGCAGTGATTCTATTTCGGGTGCGTACACCCTTTATTTGGCTATTACTCTTTGCAGTGAATTTGTTTGTGACTGTTTCAGTGTTATTTACTTCCCCTTTAAAGCTTGTTCCCCAAACAGCTAACGCCCAACTGTCTGGGTAGTCATCATGGTCTTTATCTGTAGGGTGTGAAACAACCATATGTGTACCACTCCACCCTTTTTGTAACTCACCAAGCTGTTGAATGAAATCTTTGTACTCTCTAGTTTCTACTGTATTAGGTCCTGCACATATTCTCGCACGACCTGACACAATTTCTTTGTCAAGATGTTTATACACCTCAGACTTAGACTTAGTGGTGAAAATAAAAGGTATTACCTCACATTTTAAATTTGCCCTCAATCTGTGTGATATGGATGCTTCTCTTGTTGCATCACACACTACCCTAGCAAGTAAAAAGTGGTTTAGGTAGTCAACAATTAAAGGATACTGTTCCTCATAGTCAGGCTCATTTGATATACAACACCAGTCTTTCAAATAAGTGTTGAATGTAGTGTAAGTCTCTTCTTCTCCATTCTCATTAATAAAAGAGTCTACTGATACTGGCATATCCCAGTTCACCTCAACTACTGTGATAATAGTGTCATCACCTTTGCCCCCTAAATCAATACCTGCAACATGATTAGCACTCTTATCATAAAAAGACCTTTCAAGAAGTGGTTCAGTATTGTCCTGCTCAAACTTAGTTATGTCTACGAACATTCCTCTTTCAATTATCCATTCAAGACAGTATGACATTCTAAATTCGTCTGACTTTTCTCCTAGTCTCTTCTTTTCCTTTTCAACATACTTAGCATAGTTAGGGTTATATTTAGCGGCAATATTCCAATCATATTCAAAGTGATTTTTTATATGAGACTTCCTTGATTCTTGATTAGCTTTATTTCTGTGGATTGCTTCATAGAAATTACCTTTAAAAGTTGTTGCTGTTCCAATTTTTACAATAGTTGCATTATATGCCGCACCCATAGGATGAATTGATTTTCTAACTTTGAAATTAGAAATATCTTGTGCCTCTTCACATATAATAAGCTTAAAAGACTCTCCCTCAATATTTGCTCCATCACTGGCAGATATAGCAGTGGCAAAAGAACCATTAGTTAGTGCTACAGTCTGTCCATTTGAGGTGCTGAACTCTAACCTAAACTCAGGGTCTTCAAGTATTGCCATAGCATTCTTACATTGCAAACGTGACTTAAGTCTACCATAAGCTGTTTGTGCTTGTCTTAAAGAGGGAGCAAAAATTCCAACCCACAGTCCATCTTTAAACATTTGCAATCTTTTGTCATCTGCAAACATAGGCATATTAGCCAACTGTGGAAGTATTATCATCATTCCTCCTACAGTAGTTGCATTAGTCTCAGTCTTACCTGACTGTCTGGCAAATAAAGCCGTTAATTCTTCTCCGTCATTTTCAAGCACACTTCTAATAATTCTTTTTGAAAACTGTTCCTGATAAGGATAAAAAGTTCTTCCAGAGTATAACTCACAAAAGTTAAACACTATATTTACAAGCTCAGTAGTAGGGACTCTACCACAGTTAGCTTTACATGGTGCTAATATAAACCTTTTCAACCTCTTTTCAGTCTTTTTCAAGAATTTTTTAATTTCTGCTTTAATATCACTTTTTCTCAGCACTCTATCACCTACCTATAAAAATAGAGCTGAACGCTCTCGTCCAACTCTATTATAACTCATATTTTCAAATAAGTCCAGTGGTTATTTTATTTTAATACATTCGTCCAAATAAACACGTCTTCTATTGCAAATAAAATAAGGACTGCCTTTAGTAGTGTATCTTATTTGGCTTTTACGTATTCTTGAACTCTCCCCTCTTTCGTTATCGCTAATAAAGAACTTAACATAGTCCTCACAGTCATGTATAATCTCCTTAATGTAAAGAGTCACAGACGCTGTTATATTATAATAAGCTATCATAAAATCCACTCCGTAATGTGGTTTAGGTAAGTGCATACTGATAAATCTTTATCATCTCTAAACCTAAGAAAACGTGGGTGCCTAAGTTTTCCAGTGTCTTTGAAAACCTCATTACATTTAACTTCAATAACTCTTCCTACATAGTTATAATGTGAAAGTTTGGCTCTCAACTCATCATCAAAACCAGAACACTCACCTACTTCGAGGAATTTATAAACCCCCATGTCATTACAAGGTTGTACCTGTATAGGCACTTCATGTATATTGAATTTCTTATTTTTTGGGAGTTTTTTAATTTCCTCATCAGTAATTATGACTCCAAAAATCATATTACCTACCCAGTTTTTGAAATAAAACTTAGTAATAGGCTTGTAACCCTTACTTAAAAGCTCTTTAGCTGAATGACTGCTCCAATCATTAGACACTAAGTGTTCTGTAGGGTCTTCCCAGTATTCCCAACTGTCATTAGGGAATTTTCCATCATAGTACTTAGTTGGCTCAGTAAAACCTAAAAGCACACACTCTCTTGTGTAGAATTTTTTGATTTTAAGATATGCCTTATCACGCTTATGAACATACTTAAAGTCTTTATTCTTTATAATTACTCCCTCACCACCAGTGGCTACAATATACTCATAATAACCTCTTGGTGACAACTGCATTTTTAAAGGACTTTTTGACTTAGTAATATCCTTATGTAATGTTGGGTACTTTTTATCAAACCCTTTTATTTTCTTAAGCAACTCAGCAGGTCTATCAATAACTATGTCATTATGATTACCACACTTAAAGTAAGGTACTTCCACTACACTGCAAACCCCATGCTTGTTAAGTGTTTCAATGACTCTGTGCAAGTAATACTTCCTGCGTTCAAGTCTCATGTTTTCAAGCTTAATTCCCTTATAGTAAAGAATATCAAAGGCGTGTAATACAATTCCTCCTAGTTCAATTTGTCGGTCAATAGCTTTGTCCCACTTACAGTTTAAGGTGCTTGATACGTCTTTAAAGGGTCTATTAGGAATAAATAACTCACCGTCAATTATTGTTCCATCTAATTCAGGAATATTTATTTCTCTTATCTGAGGGAGTGAATCAGTATTCTCTGTAAACCAGTTTGTCTTTTTGCTTATACGTCTACTGAAAATCCTGCACTCATTTTTTAATATATGAAGTGTTCCACGTGTTCCGTCAAACTTCTCTTCAATGAAGTTTTCTTCATCACTTAAAGCTAGGTTTTGACCCTCATCATCTTCAAGTGCGTGTGCTGTCATAGGCTCACACCACTTAAGGTCAGAATTTGCATAGTCTTCTTCTGTCCAGTCAGTGTACTTAGGTGTATAAGGTGATAAATACTCACCAGAATCATCTGTAAGAAAATACTTACCATTGTCTTTTACAACATTAAACATTACTCTTTTACCTCTTTCGGCATAGTAACAGTTAAAACATCCTCTGCTGTTTCTTTTGACTCAGCCAACATTTTATTGATTGCTGTTCTTGAGGCTGTCCTATACTTTTCCAACCAATCAGCAGTCATTGTGTATAAAGCACTTTTATCTCCACTTGCATGACTCCTAAAGTATGTAATAGCAGACTCAAGCGTAACAGTCTTAGGTACATCACCTCCAGCATTAGCATTAGGAGAATAGTCTACACCTGACTTTGATAGAGCTTCTCTCTGCATTACCACATCATAAGCAGTTCCTGCCTTTTCAATGTTTTCAGCTTGCGTTCTCTTTGAATGGTGAGTAATGTCCTCAGTCTTAATAATCATCTTAATCTACCTCCTTAGTCTTTCTAAACTGCTTGTAGATATTCTTAAAACTCTCCATATCTTTTAAAGAGTCTACATAAACTAATCTAAAATTGTCAGATAACTTTAGTGTAAATGGTGCTAACCTCATGTTAAGAACTAACTGAAAAACTGCTTCAAACTTCCCATCAGACTTTCTTATAACACCGAATGGCGTAGGAATAACACTAAATCCAATTTCTGAGGATTTGTTATTGGGGAAAAGTGTTTCCGTTAAAAACATCTTTGCACACATCACAAAATATTCATTAAATGAGATTCCATTATCGGGTATGTCTAGAGGTGTACTTGAAACTAAAGCCTCATTCTCTTGCTTACTAACAACTACAAAATTTCCCTCATAGGTTCTTGTAAAAAATTTCACAGAAGAGATAACAGTATTCTTATTTTCAATTTTTGAGTACCTAACATCAGGACTGTCACACAAGGCAATAAGGGTACCAATATCATAAGCTTCATCTGTAACACCTGACATTAAATTCAAAATCGCATCATTTTGAGTATTAAACATCAAAATCACTCCTTAACTTTTCAAAAAAGAGGGTAAATTGAAAAGTCAATCTACCCTCGCTAATATTATACAAGGTTTATTTATTCATCTTCGCCCTCATACTCTTCACCACACACTTCACAGATAAACTTATTTTCGTCCTCGTCATACTTAAGAGGCTTACCACAACAGTAAGGCTCATCATTGATTGTGTATGCTCCCTCTTCGACTACATTTCCATCATCATCAATAAGGTTTGCAGAAATCATGAGGTACTGTTCCACAAGGTCATTAGTGGAGACTTTCTTCATCTTGTCCTTAGTACCATTAAAGTCATTGAGGAACTCAATAAGGTCTTCACGAGTAATTTCTCCATCTTCAACAGATGCTCTTGTTTCATCACAGAATTCCAAATAAGCTTTCTTACGCTTATTTGTCATTGTTTCAGTAATGTCCTCAACATCAGTGTCTTCTTCTGTGTCCTCAGTATCAGTATCCTCATCTTCGGATTCATCTGAGTCAGCATCATCAAAATCAATCTTCCCATCCTTAACTGCTTGAACGAGTTTAGCAATAAGAGACTGTCTCTTGCCCTTAGGGGAAATACCTACATCTTCAAGATACTCACGAATTTCATCATCTTCCATGTCTTCTGTAGCATCAAGAACCTGCTGTTCAACGAGGTCAACTTCTTCCTCATCAGTGTCATCTTCAATTTCATCTTCCTCATCTTCTTCCTCAGGTTCAGACTTCTTTACAACCTTTGCAGAATCAGACTTTCTCTTAGGGGAAGACTTCTTTTTCTCAACCTCTTCTGCTTCTTCAACAACCTCTCCAACTTCACCTGAAAGAATCTTAGCGGTAATCTCTTTTCTGTTACCTACTGCTGTAATACCTAAAGTCTTTGCAAGTTTCTTAAGGTCATTGTAAGTCATACCATCAAGTTCTTCTGCTGTGTACTCAGAACTTCCAGACTTAGCTTTTTCCACTTCTGTGGACTTCCTTGAAGTCTTTACCTCAGACTTTTTAGATTCTGACTTTTTTTCAAGAGTAGGCTCAACATCACCCATAACGCTCAAAATAACGTCAATTCCCTCCTTAATCTGTGTAAGACCTTTAATAATTACTTCGTTGTTCATTAGATTTTCCTCCTGTAAATTATTTATTTTGTGTAGTGGTTTTCACTATCATTATTATAACACATCAGATTTAATTCGTCAAACGTCCTTTGTAAGTTTTTCCACTCTCTTATTGAGACAACATACCTTATACTCAATACTCATCATTTTAGCTAAAAGACCCTCAACACAAGTAGTAATCTCTTTCTTCCGAACTTCATCAGTAATATCATTAAAGTCTTTAATGAGAGCTTCCTTGAATGCGTTAGCCTGCTCATACTTAGCTGTCAACAAATTTTTAAGACTCAAAGTGTCACCTAAAGGTAGCTTAGTTTCTGCAATACCTTTATCAAACTCTTTCACGGGCATATCTATTACCTGAGTTAGGGTACAAGACTCAAAAATACTCTTATCTGTCTGCAATTTCATTACCTCCTTAAGTTTGCTTATTAACATATACATAGCATATGGAACCTAAAATACCAAAAGCACAATAAAAAAGACTTCGGGAGTACATACCATACAAAAAAGATATACACCCTACAACAGGAATTAATAAGCTCAAAAGAGTTAGAAGTCTTTGAAGAGTCCCTGTTGTAAAATTAAGCAGAGCAACTCCGAACTTCTGCAAAAGTCTTAACACGTTTAAACACCAACTTTCTTTTATATACTCTTATAAATTTATTGTACATTTTATAGAACTCCTCATTGTGCATTACACCTTTTACTCTGGCATAATCAGGGTTAACCCACTGTAAGTGGTGTACGACTTCATGTACAAGAGTTTCAAAGAGTTGTCCATAAGGGTAAAGGTTTGTAAGTTCCTTGTCTGAATAAGCATATACAATAATAGTCTTTATTTTAGGGTCATATCTTCCATAATAAGACTTGCTAAAGGGTCTAAGACTTAACTCAAACCCTTTAGTGTCTATATCTAACATCCTCAAATCACTTAGAAATCTTTCTTTAAGTCCTATTAAAGAACTGTTTAGTGTTTTCATCATTAAATACCTCTCTTACTTTATTAAATGACTTAAGAACATTATAGCACACTTTTAAACTACTTTCAACAGACTTCCTGCAATCTTCTCCAACTCAATTCGTCTTTCAAGGGTATAGTCCTGTGCAACTTCTGTGAGAGCATTCACAACTCCCCAGTCTGATGGTCCATATTTTTCTCCAACAAGGTTTACAACTTTCTTAGCCCCATCTTCTGTAAGATTAGTCTTATATCGAATTTTCTGAATAAACTCCTTTAGTACAGTATCAAAATCGTCCTTACCACTAAAATACTTTGTTCCCATAAGAGTATACTGATTAGCACATCTTTGAATGATATGCTCATACTCCGAAATTAGGGTTGGTAAGGTTTTTAAAGACTGACTTAACTGCTCCCTAAAATCATCTGTACAAATACTAATATGTCTTTGTGTGAACAGACTTCCACGTCCTTTTGCTACTGCAAGTCCATTAGTACATACCTGCTTGTATATAAAGAACATAACATTCAAAGGACTTCTTCCAACATCAGAACTGTCAATTTGAATACCGGCATATAGGTCTTCTCCATTAATTTTCATCATATGCTGTTGTACAAGTCTTGCGTGAAATCGTTCCTCTGACATATAGTAACCTTTAACTTTAAGGTCAAGTCCCTTTGTGGACTCATCTATTACATCAATAATATCTGGAGTGTCAAGAACACTATAACGATTACTCAATATACCTCTTACTTTGTGTTGGTATATCCTTAAAAACAAGTCTTTGTTATAGTCTTCAATCCATGTATTAAGGTTTTTATTTGCAAGAACATTCTGGTCCGCTTTAATACATTTTTCAATGTATCTAACAGGTACACCTAACTTACTACATAACTGACCTAAAGCATAACGACTTAAAAACTCTCTGACTATTCCCATATCTGCTGTTTTAAAAAATATTACAAAGTCTCCATCCTCGGCACAAATTGCGAGATTTTCATAAGAAACCTCTTTAAGCATAACATCATAACATTCATTCTGAATACCATTTGCTTTTTCTCTGAGAAGCTGAATACCCTCTGTTGGTGAAACATCAACAATACGTACAACCTCTTTAGTTTGCTTATTTACTTCTTGTGTACTTACATCAATCATTTAAAAACCTCATTTCAGCGTTAAATTCAACTTAATGTTGTAACTATAGTATAACATAATAAAAAGAGCAAGTCAAAAGACTGACCTGCTCCTTGTCTCTTAATATTCAACTACCTTTCTTGTAACTCTTCTTGCAATTACACAAGGTCTATGAGCATAATGAATGTCCCTATATCTCTGTGCTTCTTCAATAGTGTCCCAAACATTCATTGTAATAGGTACAAATTCCTCAACAGTTTCACCTTTCAGAGATGACTTTTCTACAAGTCTTCCAAGAATAAACTTAACGTCCCAAACATCTGGGTCTTCTTCAAGGGTCTTAAGTCCATCATAAGGGTTGTCAGGTCTATTTTCAAGCTCCTCAACAATTTCTTTAGTACTCATGAATGACATAATACCTCTGAGGTCTGTTGCAAGTTCAAATCTATAAGTCTGACCTGTTACATTATCATCTCTGTCAGAAACATCTGTAAAAAACTGATTCAAAGGTCTTAACCAAGTCTTTCCTGTTTCAACGGAAGTGTAAACCACCATTTTGTTATCCTCATCAGGTGAGGACTCAAGTTGTGCAATCTCTTTCACAATATAAAATCCACCCTTAAAGTGTCTATAAAGTCCATTAACGTTTAGCATATAAATTCCTCCTTAATATGCAAATATAGTGTTTTCATATTTTATGTACTGCTCACGAGACCAAAGCCAACTGTTGTTACAATAGTCTGCAAAAAAATAAAGAACATCTGGTGGTAAAATAGAACCGTATTCTAAAACACTGTCTACTGCCTCATAACACTCAGCTCCTGGTGTGTCAGTTCGATTAAAATTTATCGTGAATTGGTTTTCCTGAGTAAGCACTGAATAAACCGTACTTGGGAAGTCACTATGGTTTACACGATTTAACACCACACTTGCTACTGCTTTTTTGCAGTCAAGTGTTTGATTTCCTGCCTCAAGGTAAACAGTAAGCACAAGCATATCATACTCCTGCTGTGTTATCCCATTATATTTTACTTCTTCTGTCTTTACCTCCTCAAATTCTACATAGTCATTCACAGGCTCTACAAGGTCATTTTTAGGCTCTTCCACTTCATCTGGTATAATTTCTGTACAAGTAGTAGTAACCTCTGTTGTAGGACTTGTTAAGGACGTCTCCATTGATGTTGTGGTTACACTTGTAGTCGTAGTTGTATAGGTAGTGGTAATTACCTCGGTTGTACTTGTAGTACTTAAAATTCTGGAATACCTGCTATCCTGAGGATATATAACTTCAACATTTTCAACCTCATTAAAATCTTCCGAGATAGCACATACACCAAATACTAAGCAAGCCCCTGAAAATATGAGTATGACTATAGTGAGAAACATTTCAATAAACCTGCGTACCTTTGCTCTTTTAATCTTCATTTTAAACCTCCTAAGATTTTATTAGCACATAAGCACTAAACACAGTATAACACATTTGAGTGGAAAACACAAATAAAAAATAATCCCACAGGAAACAAACCCATGGGACTATTTTCTATAAGATATAACCTCTGATTTTCAGATATAATCTTATTCCCGATACATAATGTGCCAACACTGTATGAGAATGTTTATAGACAGTAACTAAGAGTGAGAGGAAATTACTGCCATATGGTGCTACCAACGGGACTTGAACCCATACGTCTTATTCTGACTGAGGATTTTAAGTCCTCTGTGTCTGCCAATTCCACCACAGTAGCATAGATAAGATAAATAGTTTGTAAGCTTTTCACTTACTTGCTGGTTAGGTAGTCACCACCAGACTCACGAGAATGTTTTACATAAACGATTTAGCGTTTATAACCTCACGGAAATTTGTTTCCACAGACTATTGATTCATGAGACCACCTCTTATTAGAAACCTTTCTCATAAACCTCATTACTATTTATCTTTTGGAGCAGATAGAGGGAATTGAACCCTCACATTCTGTTTGGAAAACAGAGATTCTACCATTAAACTATATCTGCATAAGTTACCCGAACTAAATTGGAAATACTTGATAACGGAGGTAAATCCAAAATTTATTTACATGAACATGACACACTTCAAACCCATTATTGTTTAAGGAGTAATAAATAACTTTTTATTCAAGTTCGGGTAACTCTGTTGAATTTGCCTTAAAAAGGACTTTTGGCAAGTTACAGGTCAAGGAAACCTGTTGGTCGGAATTGCAGGAGTTAAACCTACTGTAAAACTTTAAGTCTTACCTCTTTCAACAAGTAATTCCGTCATTGTCAGGATTTCACTGACTTTATCAACGTGCTTATTATAGCACACGTTAAAACTTCTGTCAAGTCCTCACTTACGTAAACGTCCTAAAGGACTTCTCACAAGCTTTTTCTTTGTCAACTTCAAGGACTTATCATTTACCACTTCTACCTCAGGCTGTTTACAAGTCCTCTCTACACACTCTTCACTCAAATACTTCCAAGCTACTTCAAGTGCAGAGGTCACATCAGGCAACTCACTGAAATTACCCATCAGGTCTGTTACCATATTTTTGTACTGTCTCACCTGTTCATCAGTAAGGTTTGAAAAATTAGGCTCTCCTTTCAACGGGACTCTTCTCATACCAAGTCACTCCTCCTTACCTCTGGAAACCACTCTTTCAATAAGCAGAGGACAGTCAGTACCAACGTGTCATCATCAATCTTTTCAAGTATATCAGAAAACAACTCACGGTCATATCCCTTGTCTAAACCACAACTCAGGATATAAGTCCCATCACTAAACGCTGTCAAAAACATTGTGTGCATTTTCCTGTACACGTTATGTCCTACAACAATGACCCACTGGCTCTCAACTTCTGAATTTTCATACTCCTCAGGAATTTTCATCAACGGAGAATATTCAGACACACCCCAACCCAAATTCTTTGAGCTGTTCTGAATGTTTTTCAATCGGTCTAAAACCTTTTCTGCATTTTTCATTTCAACGTCACTGTCCTTTCTTGATTATCAAATTCAACACTTGCATTATAGCACGTAAATTTCACTTTGTCAAATCCCTAATTTCAAGCTCCAATTTCTGCATAACGTAGCTAATTATATTATATATTACATAGCTAATTTTAATTACGTACCTAATTAAAATTACGTAGCTAATATAATATTATATTACGTGCCTAATTTAATATTATATTTTATATGTTCTAAAATTATATAATAAAATTATATAGGTTACAAATACTAACGTATTTGTAAGCGAACACTCCCCATTCCATGGGTCGTGTCGCAGACAATTCATTTTTCATCTTATTTAGTCAAAATACACATTCACCACTGTGATTTATCAGTCTTTATTTGTGTAAGGACTACAACACCTATGAATTATGAATTTAAGCAAAACTATAATTTTCTTATGACGGACAACCACACTTTATCACCAAAATTTTATACCTCAGATTTTTAACACCACACTTTATCACCAAACACTGTCAATCACCTGAGGTCTTTGAGGAAATACTCTCACTACACACCAAAAATTTTCACCACTTCTGAGGTACTAGGCGGCTATCACAGAGACACCAAAACGCTTTTAAGGGTGGGGTCTTTGTATAGGGAGAGAAAAAATTTTTAAAAATTTCTCAGCACCAAAATTAATAAATTCACCTTAAATAAAAATAAAAAAATAAATATTTTATGTTTGTTATGTTTATTGTGTTGTGTCGTGGTGTGTAGGGGTATAGGGGGTATGGGGGTGTGTGGTCTGTGTGTCTCTGTATCTCTGTGTATATAGTGTATAGTACATATGTATATACTGTATGAACACAACAAACACAAATAAACAAACGACAAACAGCACTATATATAGGGTATATAGTAGGGGTATATAAGGGCTTATTATATCACTTAATACCCTGGGGTGGTGCCAATCTTTAGGCTCTACCTGGGGTATTGCCACCGCCATATTCCGTTTATATATGCCTTATATAAGTACCTCACCCACTCCCATTTATGTGACTATTCAAAATCCTCAAAAAGCTTTTTTTCGTCACACTCGTTTGATACGTCACCTAACATTTCAATTAAATCCGGCAGATATTCTAAATCGAAATTTACTCCTTTTTTGGTGAAACCAGTGTATACTTCTGTAGTAGCAAAAAATCTTATGTCTACTCTTGGGAGACCATCAACTCCACCACGTTTAACACTAATTACGAGTTTTCCGTTTTCATCAAGGACTATTTCTTTAGGTGGAATTTCGTCCTTGTACTCATCAGAGGGGAGCTTATTGTCCGTATTGCTCTTTCTTGGCTTTTTAGTCTCCTTTACCTCTTCTTCATGTGCTTGTGCTTTAAGCAGACCTTTTCTTTTCAAGACTTTCATTTTTGTTTACCTCACTCATTTTAAATTTTAGTGCGTAAGCACTTATTTTGACACACAAGGAGAGTGAGAGCCTTATGTGTCACCTATAAGTGTTTACTGGTTGAGTACTAAAGTACTCTATAAGACCACCACTATGGGTGGTAGCCCTAACAATACTTTAGACTTTCTTACTTCAAAATACCAACCCACATTATCAAATTTAAAGTTATTTACGTCAGTCTAATCGAAACATAGTCTTAAATTCCTTATCAATCATAAGGAATTTATCACCCTCAACATTAACTGCTTCTCTTTTTACTACAACGTGTCTACCAGTTGGGTAAACACCTTTAGAAATAGGTGGTCTGTTGTCATTAGGTTGTGTTTCAGTGACCTCAATAAAAAGAACACCTTGACTAAACTTATCTTTGCAACAGTCGCAAGGTTCATAATCCAGTACTACACAATGTGGAGCTTCAAAGTCTTCACCTTTTCTCTTATCACCAATGTGACCGAGAAGTGCAATTTCGTTCTTAGGCATTCCACAAAAGAAACACACTGGAATAGTTGGGTTGACACCATACTTTTCTGAAAGTTTGATAGAATTACTCATTACTTTATACCTCACTCTTTTAGTTTTAGGAGCTTTAAGCACTCCATACAAGGCACTCTTTGAGTGCCCTGTGGTGCAATGCTTAAACTGTGTAACAGTTTGAAAGTGCTATGACTACCTCAGGTATGTCAAAACCCTCTTCTGTTTCAGCTTCAATCTTACATAACTTCTGTGCCACTGCTCTGTAATTCTTAAGCATTTCCTGCTCTTCTTTTCCAACATAGTATTTAAGAAGTTTGATTTTTCTTGCAAGTTCTACTGCCATTGCTCTATAAGGAGTAGTGTCCTTTTTAGAAAATTCAATCGTCTTTTTAGGTTCAAGTCCCATACTATGTAGTGTCTTTTCTGACATTCCATCAACAGTCACATACTTATGTCCGTCTGTGCTAAACAAAATCTCGTCTAACATATTTACCATAGGATGTCCCATAATCATTACTCTCATTTTATTTACCTCACTCTTTAAAATATTTCGGAGTTTAAGTACTCCATACAAGACACTCTCAAAAGAGTGTCCTGCGGTGCAATACTTAAGTTTCTTCATAACCCAAGTCATCAACAAAGTATTTCTTATAACCGTTGATTGTTCTTGTTGTAGATGATGTTGAATAACCACCATTGTCAAAGTGGACAATTCTATTAGCCCTGTCAACTTTGCATACACAAGTTGCATGATAATAATACTCACTAATGTACGCATCCCTGTGTTTAACACTGTGATTACCTAACGTCATGTTTACTGTGCTGTCGATTAACTTTTGCTGTGCTTTTAACATAATGTCATCTCCTTATCCAATTCTGTGTAACTTATGTGTGGACTTGTCATGTTCAAAGAAACAGTACCCCAGTTCTGAACAATCGGGGTATGTGTAGTTGTAACAGAAACAAAAGACACCATTAGGGTCTTCAATGTCAAAAATTTCACCTGTATCTTTGAAAATCAGGGTTAATACAACCATTTCATTCATTATAGTGTTAAGTGAAAGACCAATCACTTTAGTCTTTTCCTTATTACTAATAAATTCAAAGGCTTTCTCCCAAATTTCATCAGACTTAACAGGTTCAGAATTCCCGACGTTTGCAAGTACTCTTGACACATAGTCCACAATGTACTTCTGATTTACCTCATCAGTTACTTGAATTACATGACCATTAAGGAGCATTTCAGCACGAGCGTTTAAGTCACCTTTTGATAAAACCTCAGTCATCATATTATTACTTCCTCACTCTTAAATATTTTTGGAATGTTTTAAGCACTCCATACAAGGCACTCTTTGAGTGCCCTGTGGTGCAATGCTTAAAGCAACTTAAGGACTTTATGCTTCGTCCTCAGGTACATAAAGTTCAAACTCCATACCACTTGATACTCTGATTTTGAACTTCTCACCTGTATTAAGGTCTGTGTCCTCAACAGGTTCAAGACTGTCACCCTCAAACATGAACATGGCTTCTGTATACTGACTCATACACCATACACGCTGAACACGTTCACAAGGTACACAAGCTACCAACAGGTCAAGGTCATGTGGGAAAGACTTAGGACACTTAACCATTCTTGACCCTGCATAGTCATACTCTTTAATCTGACGAGCAGTCCAGTAGCAAGCAAAATAAATCGTCTTGCCCTCTTCAAGAGCTTTAAATAACTCCTCATAGGTCTTAAATTTATTAGGTACTGCTACAAGCTTACCCAGGTCTTCATGTTCAATTTCCTCAGGGAAAAACTTTGCAATAGGGAGCATAGCCTTACTTGCAGGAGTGCTTTCTTCAACCTTTTTCCTCTTAAGTGTAGGTTTTTTCTTACCACTCTTTGCAGTCTTTTTAACTAGCTTTTCCTCTTCTTCTTCATCAGCTTCAACAGCTACGTCCTCATCTTCAATCTCTTCTTCCTCGACAATCTTGGGTTTTGCCTGATTTTCTACTGGTATAGTAGCAAGACAAGTATTGACGTCCGAGAAGAGTTCTTCAAGGTCTGCTTTTGTAGCCTTTTTAAGGTGAGTTAAAGCGTAGTCCACACGACTTGCAAGGTCTGCATTGGCATTTGCCACAGTTGCAATAGTCTTTTTAAGGAACTCTGTAATGTCCTTTTTAGTCATAACCTTTGTTGCTTCACTCTTTACTGTATTCATAATGAATACCTCCTATAATTTAATAATGTGGTGTTGGCACACCCACTCACCACTCAAAAGTGGTGGAGTTGATTAAGTTTTCAGATAATCTAAAGCATCCCTTAAACTGTCAAAGTAGTGTCCCAATTCCCAATCTTGATTGATAGGGTCATATCTAAAGCACACCACAAAAGGTTGGCAGTCAAGAAGTCTTAAGTCCTCGTCAAGTCTAACAATAAGGGTCAAAGACCTCTTCTGATTAGTTGCGAGTATAACCTGATTTTTCATATCTCAAAACTCCTTTCATTAAATGGTGAGTGCGTGTGCCAAAATAGCACACACTCAGGAGTGAGTGAAAGTACTTCCTCCTATTATTGGTTGGGTTGCTGTCACGCTTTTTCGCCGCTTACACTACTAAGATACTTGCTCACCACGTATAGTGGTGTGGTTGACGTAGTATCATAGGAACTAAAACCCAGTCTTATTAAATCAGTGGCTGACCTTTTAGCACTATATTGTACACGTTGCACGTTCACCGTTCGTTCTACCTCATAGGCTGTCTTATATAGAACTACTAAACACATAAACGACTATTACCACTCTTTATACTGATTTTAAGTGCTTCAAGTGTTTTGCGTTGTTTGTTCAATTTTCAAGATACTACACAACATTTTTTCAACTTTGAAAAATCTCTGACATTTTCTTGTGTTGTTCTCTGTTGTTGTACTTAGTATATCGCATTTTTATAGGCTTGTCAAGGGGTTTTTGAAGATTTTTTCATTTTTCAGCAGAATTGTGTAATATATACAATGTACAAGTCATTTTTAAGGCTGTTATATGGTTATTATGTACATAAATGCGGCAACTTATACAGAGGACTTACAGACGTGCACAGCACGTCAGAGGACTTACAGACGTGCACAGCACGTCAGAGGACTTACAGACGTGCACAGCACGTCAGAGGACTTACAGACGTGCACAGCACGTCAGAGGACTTACAGACGTGCACAGCACGTCAGAGGACTTACAGACGTGCACAGCACGTCAGAGGACTTACAGACGTGCACAGCACGTCAGAGGACTATAAACACCTAAATTAAAAATGGCAGAATAAAAAAACAAAGACCTAAATGACTGTTAAAGTCTTTCAGGTCTCCTGTTATGCTTATATACTCAGGCACTTGCCTTTCTTTAATATCTTAGGTCTTTTCATCACTAGCCTCACCTCTATTTCAGGCTCATGAGTAGTGGTTAAGACCTCATGTGTAACAGTCTTTAGTCTTTTCTTAACCCTATTAAATGTACTGTCTTGTTTAACCTCTTCCAGTGCTTCTTTCACAGTGGTTAAAACCACCTCGTCATAGTAGTGGTGAAGTCCTGCATAAAGTTCGGCGTAAACTTTAGTCATATTCTCATTAACCTTACCTTTGTCTTCCATTTGTGCGAGACCTCTCATAAGTCTTTCTTTAGTCCTGTACTTCTTTACAAGTCTTTTTATAGTTCTCTTAAGTGCTTCAAGGTCATGTGTTGCTCCTAAACAGTAGTGCGTGTCTTTTATGTGTAACTGATACCAGTTTTCTCTCACTTCTACAATATAGAATACATCATACATAGTCTTTAGTCCTCCTCAATTTTTCCATAAAGGTCATCTGCATAATAAAGATTAGTGAAAGGGTTAAAAATTGCGGTACATAAAACCCCACTATCAGTTCTCACTATATACTTATTATCATCAGTCTTTTCAATGAGTGTCACCTCTTTGACTGTATTTGTGGAGTGTACCAATGCTCTCACTTTAATATTCATCATGGTCTTTTAAGTCCTCCTTTAAGTCTTTTAAATCCACTGTCTTTTGTGTGGTCTTCACTCTTACTACTCTTATATTATATCACATTGAGGTCTTTCCGTCAAATAAAGGACTGTGGTGAAAGTGTCCTTAAGCATATAGAGTATATATAATAGATAATACAGCATTCCTTAAAATACACGTCTTTTAAGTCATTGCAAAAAAAGACTTAAATCACTTGATACCACAGGTGTTTGGTGGACTATATTAGTCCTCAATATTAGTGACCTGAAAGGGAATATAATAGATATAGAGTATATAATACCTATATAGAAAGAATATAAAAGAGTATATAGAGAATGCTATGAAATAAGTCCTATGTAAGTGGACTTAAAAAGACCTCAATCACTGGTATGATGGGTGTTTGGTGGACTAAAGAAGTCCTGAGTAATGACTGTGGTATGTAAATGCTGGAGAGTATATAGTATATAGAATACATAGTATAAAGTATAATAATTACTCCTCTTTATGTGGTCTTTTAAGTCCTTGTTTTAGTCCTCTCCACTGTCATATTTAGGTCTTTTTAAGTCCACTTAAATCACTGTCCTTATTAAGGGTCTTTAAGTCCCTAATCACTGGTGTGAGTGGTGTTCAAAGTCCATCCAATAGTCCTCAAAATGACACAAAATTGTGTGAAACCCGCCGAGGTTGAATGAGGGAGGTTGAATGGAGTTGTTAAGAATGAGGTAGTGTTATGCTATGGTGTTTATCCTACACTATACTCTCTATCTATATCTATTATATTCTTTCTCTTAATATACTCTATGCTAATACTCAAACTCTTCTCCCGGCTTTTCGGTTCATTTTATAACAATAACTACACTTTCTCCCCGACTTTTCAAAAAATTAAGGACTAACTTGTTAGTATAGTCAGTCCTTTAAAGTCCCTATATTTTTTTAAGTCATTGTTCCCTTATACAGGACTTAAATGTTATTGAGTTGCCCCTTTATATATTCTCTATTCTCTCTTTTGCTATTTTACAATACTCTTCTACAGCTTCAATTAAGACCCACTCTCTATTCATAAGTTGAGCTACTTTAGCTACTGTTCCACTTCCACCAAAAGGGTCAAGTACAATGTCTCCAGGATTGCTCCAAGAATTAATATGGTCCTCAACAAGCTTTTCGGGAAAAATTGCAGGGTGTTTATATGCGATTGTGTCTTTTGTAGAAAACCCTTTACCATTTGCATAACGCCAAATATTTGTGCGTACTCCGAATTTATTTATAACTTTTCTACCTTTATTAGTGAGTGTCCCATCTTTTTCTCTTCGAGTTACATCACCAAAAGTTGTATGTCCGGCCCATTTGTTTGGCTTGTCTTTGAGTATATTAATTGTTTTTGGCTTGCCTTTGCTCAATACAAACATATATTCAAACGAATTGAAATATCTATTTGGATGAGGTGGACCAGAGCCAGCTTTTTCATATATAATCACATCATACATATCAAAACCAATCTCTTGAAAATATAACGCTTGTTTAAAACTTGTTAGGGATTTATTTCCATTAACTGTTTTATCTCCAACGACCCAAACAATAACTCCACCTTGCTTCATTACCCTATATAGTTCATTTGCAATTTCTTTAAAGACATCAAAATTCCACGAAACAACACCTCCATAATCTCTAAGGTCATCATAAGGAGGACTTGTTACAACCAAGTCTATACACTCTGGGGGGAAATCCTTAAGTAATTCATTAGATTTTGCATGAAATATTTGATGTTTAATACCTTGTAAGTCATTTTGACAACCTTTATTGTTCAGTAACTTCAAGTTCATCACCCTCATATTTAAGATACTCATAAACACGCCCAATAAAATTTGAATTTGTCACACTACTGGTATTCTCACCTAAAATCTCATTCAATACTTCAACAGGGGTGTGTTCACGTATATCAGCTATACAATACCTTATTGTCCTCTCAACACACGTAGGTTTGGTATTAAATACCTTGGCAACAGCAGGGTAAATATCACTGCAACAATGCAACATTTTGTCTTCTTCCATTACAATTTGTAAAGCTTCTTTCAAGTAAAAATAACCCTTACATTCAGGTCTTGCTCCAAGCTTTTTAAGTACAAGGTAAATCTTCTTTTCGATATCCATAACTTCCTCCAATTTATACTATTACAACATTCCAAAGTACTTGTTTTTATGCTGACTATATTCAGCAACAAGCGGATAGTCACACAAACACTTAAACTCAATTACCTTAGAGGTAGCGTTAGTAACTGCTTTAATCCTCTTACCACATTCACAGTAAGCAACAAGAGGTGTTGGCTTATTAGGTAATTCAAAAGTAGCTCCACATTTTCTACATGAACACTGTGACACCTCAAATTTAGAAGAGAGCGGAAAGGTCACTTTACACTCAGGACATTCAATAACCATGAACCCTTTGAATTTAAAATTTATTTGTTCTTTTTTCTTAGACATTATGTAAAACTCCTTAAGTTTATTATTTGCTTTTCAGCATATTGAAATTATATCACAAAATGAAAAAGTTGTCAAAACTCCCTTTACATAAGCAGTCCCTTATATATACGTGTGCGTGCGTAGTAATTACATACCTAATTAAGATAATATTATGTTATGTATTAAAATAATTATAATGTTATTAGAATACCCTAAAGGGTATTCTGCAATCACTTCCTGATTGCAATTACTCCTTATACTCATTAAGATAACATTTGACACTTAAAATTAAATCTTCAATAACCCTGTATTCAATCTCCTCAATAGCTTTATTAGGGTTTTTAAAGAAGTCAGGACTGTAAGAGACATACTCCTTTTCAAACACATTGTCTTTAAGACCTACTAAAGGTTGACTTATTTTAAACTTAACACTTATGGTTTTCACCTCGAAGTCTTCTTCATTAACCTTGAGGCATAAGAATTTATATGTGAGGTGTTTTTTGGTTAGTAAAAGGGTGTATATCCCCGAATAACTAAAGGGCAATCCCTCAACAAAAATGGTCTTAAAATCACATATATTTGCTCTTTGATACGTTACCTGAGTAGTTTGTGAGGTGTGGCACTTACAACCTATTACAGGAGTTGTCAGCAGTCTATTTTTAAATTGTATTAGCTTTACATTACAATAGTTTTTTATTTTTTGTGGTGTTTTCATAGAATAACCTCCTAAATTTTTATTGTGTACTCATTATATCATTTATCAGTTACCATGTAAAATAAAAGAAGAGGACATTAGTCCTCTTCAATGTTCTTGTATCTGTCATTAACTGGTTTAGCTTCAACCTCGACTACATCATCAGGGGTGTCTTCCTTAGGTTTAGCACTCATTATAGACCCTAAAAGCTTTTCCATTATTCCCCCATTTTGTGGGTTCGTGATAGAGGTAGTTGTTTCTTCTGTCCCGTCTGCTCTTAATACTTTAGTCTGTCTGAGTACCTCAGGACTTCCTGTTTCGTACATCTGCTTAAGCATCTGCATATAACGAATGTTTGTCTCCATAAGTTGTGAAGTCTGTGGGTCAATAGTACCATTGAGTGTTTCAAAAATCATAGACTTCTGCATACGTGCCATATTGTAGTCAACTATACCCTGCATAGCTTGAATAATATCACTCATATCCCTTGTATTGAAACGCTCAAACATTTTATTGTAGGCACAAGCATAACCTGCTTTATACTCAGGACATTTACTTGCTGCATAACAAGTATCACAAGCCATTTTAGGGAATTTTTTTGAGTAGACTTTCTTAGGCTTTCTTACTGCAACTTGTCCTTTAACAAACTTACCTCTGTCATCAAAGGTAGGGACTATGTTTGCTTTACTGAATATCTCCTCATCAAGGTCGGAAATTTCTCTCCCCTCATCTTCACTAGATTTATCAGGGAGTAAGAATTTAAGCCTTTCCTTTATCTCATGTTCTGAAAGGTCTACTAATTCCTCGTCGTCTTCTTCAATGTAACTATCACGTTCTTTTATTGTACGGTCAAAGTTGGTTCCAAGTTGTAACAGCTTATCATTATTTCCAGAAACACAGTCTTTGAAAAAGTTAATTAAATCCTGAATTTTTGTTTCAGTGTCAGGGACAATACGATTTACAAAAGTGTCATGTAAGTCATTTATTAGACTTTCCTGTTCAGGTTGTGAATACCAATCACGCATACTTGAATATTCAGGGTTATCCCAATTCATAAATGTAGTAATGTCATAGAGGAAATTTCTTGCACCCTCATATTCTGGGTTAAGGTTACAACGATTACAGTATTCCTCAAAATTGTCTGTAGATTTCTCATTAAACCAAGATACTGGTGGGAAATAATCTGGAGGAAGATTATCAATGTCATTCTTAACTACTTTAGCTTTAAGCCAATACATTGTAGCCTTGAGTCTGTCATGAATAAATCTCTCTGCCATAACAAAGGCATAGGCATTTACCTTAATCATTTCAGTCTTATCTTCTTCAAGTATTTTATCAAAATCAAAGTCCATGTCATAAGTAGAAATAACTGGGAAAGCCTTAGTCTGGAAATCAGCTTTCTTTATTCTGCTCATCTTAGTGCTGTTCCAAACTGATATTTCACCATATTTAAGTCCTACATTCCATGTGGTAGAGTCAACAGTGTAAAAAGGGAAACGAGTAAGCATACCTGTCCTTGTTGAAGCCATTCCCTGTACTAAAGCATTATGCTTTTCTGCAATTCGGAACATCTCTTTTAGGGTGCTTTCATCAGTATTTGCATCAACAGCAAGAGAAAGACCAACATATGGGTATCTTTGACACATATACTCCCACTGTTCTAATCCCTCTTCATGATACATAAAGCACACAGGTATACCTGTTCTTAGCATAAAAGGCTCAAAATACTTCTTTCTCCACTCATATACCTGTTCATTTCCTACTACATACTGTAAATCCAAGTCACATATTGCAAAAATTTGGGACTTATGGCGTTCAGCCCAAGATAGGTAGGTTTCAATTTGTTTCTCCCACTGTTCAACAGTGTAGTCCTCATATTTAGGGTCATTGATATATGTAAAAGCTCCTGAGTCAATGAATAAGGACATATCATCATACTTCTTTAACTGACTATGACCTTTACCTTTTAGGTACTCATAAGACATAAGGAAGTTTTTAATTCCTATGCTATAAAGAATGTCAAGATATGACTCATACTCTACACCGGAATAAAAAATTGACAGCTTTCTTTTATAGTCCATGACTTGTCTTAAGTCTGTGTAAAGGGGTTTACCCTGTTGTGTGGATTCTGAGGTTGGGTTAGACTTGTTCTTAACCTTTTTTATAAGTTTCATACGGGAGTAACACCCCCATTAAGTTCAGTTGCACTTACATAAAAACCATCAGCATAAACAGGTTTGATACAATTCCCCCATCTTTCATACACTGTTTCAGTCTCACAATTACTTTCTGCTCCTCTACACATAACACAAGTGTGAGTGGCAATTAAAGTTACCTTTATCCACTTAGGGTTTAACAGATTAAATAAGTACTCCCCTATCTCATTTGTGAGATTTTCCTGTAACTGAGGTTTTTGTGAAAAGTACTTAACCACTCTTGGAATTTTAGAAAGACCTATAATTGTATCTGAGGGTATATAAGACACTTCTGCAACACCCATAAATGGTAACCAGTGATGCTCACAAGTGGAGCTAAACTCAATTCCTCTAACTGTTACAGGGTGATTATTTGGCACAGGGGAATTATTTTTAAAGAGTTTCATACGTGAATTAAGTTCCTCAATATTGTTGTTATTCCTGTTTTTAAAAAGTTCATTGCAGTACATTTTAGCAACCCTTAGTGGTGTGTTAGCATTGCTATCTGTTACCTCAAATCCGAGGATTTCAGAAATGGCTTCAATATGTTTCTTAATCTCTTCTACCTTGTTATCAATCATTGAAAATACCTCCTTAAATTCTGCTTTATATTTAGTATATCACGTTTCTTGAAAAAAGTAAACCCCTACACCGTATCTACCTGAGAATTAGTATAGGGGATTTGTATTACTTTGTGTACTTTTCACTTAAGGGCATAATTGTTGCCGGATTTCTTCTCCCAGGAACAGGTGGAGGAGTAGGAATACCTAAAGACTTATTAAGGTCTGTAACAGTGTCTTTAATACAAGACTGTGCCTTTCTTAATCTTTCAGGGTCTTTTGTAATCTCCTGATAACGTCTCAGTGTATCAGCATCTTCACGAGTTTCCCAGTCATACTCTTTACTCATACGCAACATAGTTATATTTCTCCTTTCACTTAAAGTCTGCACCTTTACATTACTTAACTTTCTTAATGTAAGTAGATGCAGGAGTGGAAGTCGGGTCAATAGCTGTGAACTTCTGAGTATCCATTGTTCCAACAGTAGCCTTATTAACTGGCACATTAGGTCTGCCACCTGTAACTTTCTTAGTGTGCTTAATTACAGGAACATTACAAGCATCATTCATTGTTTAACACCTCCATACATAAGATATAAAATTCACCCACTGACTAAGCAAAGCCAATGGGCGAATTAAGTTTAGGGTATTCACCCCTTTAGGTCTTAGCCTCTTGTCGTACCACCAGTACCTGTATTGCCACCACGAATACGATTGACAACATTACGAGCAGCATTTTTGATACGTGTACCAATACCCTGTCTCTGCTGAGTCTGATTACCTCCTGCGGCGGTATTTCTGTTAGCAGAGCCTGCTTCGGCATGAACAGTGATTTTTCTCATACTATGACCTCCTTTATCTATTTATTTCAGGGAGGGGACACAGCAATTAAGGGTGTCCTTTGTCTACGTAGAAACAGATAAAATCTGTAGCATACTCCCCTGATATAAACAGTGTACCATAATTAGTCATTAAAGTCAATAGGGTTAAACACACATTTATTAAAAAATATTTTTCCGTCTCTTGTTTGATAGTCATTAGTGGCAAGTCCAGACTTTAATTTACCAACCTTAATTAACTCGGATAGGGGTTTATCTTTTATGTTACCTGAAGATATTTTATCATAGTCACGTACACTACACTCCATTGCACAACCAAGAATATATCCATCAGGCATAAGTGTAATTTGACTTTCATACTTAGCACAGTAAGCCTCTGCAAGGAGATAATAATTAGGGTTTAAGAATTGGTTTCCATACACACCTATATCATAGATGTCCTCTGCAAGTTCACTACCTGTTTCAGACATTAAAAGGTTGTAGGTATAGGGACAAGCACCTATATTAAATCCAACAGTATAGTCACAGTCACTTAAGCTTGTAATTTCCTTTAAAGATTGGTGTAACTCATCCAAACACTCATTTGTTAAAGGAACACTTAAAAATCCCCTATCACTTATTACGTCTCTAATAGTTCTTACATAAAAGTTCTTTACTCCATACTGTGCATTAAAGTACTTAATATTAAGTGTTGTGTGTCCTATGTTTTCAGGAGTAAGGTCATAGAAAAGTTCTATAGGAACACCTACCTCATTAAGACTTGTAATAGCTTTCTTAACACACTCATTTACTGAATTGGACCTTAGTTGGTTTTCTCCAAAACAGTCATCAATACTTAAAAATACTTTAGAAATTCCCGAAGACTTAATTCTTTCAGCATACTTAGGTACATTAATGCCGTTGGTAACAACGTGATATTCCACATCAGGATATTTGCTTAGATACTCAGTGAATTTAAAAATTCTTTCGTCGTAAAGAGGTTCTTTACCTGCAAAATGAAATTCACGAATACCATATTCATAAGCTTTATTTAAAGCTTCAATCATTTCCTCATCAGTAAGTCTTTCTCCAACAAGTGGGTTGTTTTTGTGATAACAGTGTTCACAATTTAGCTGACACTCATTGTTAATAAGCACCCTCATTTCAGTCACCTTTTCATTAAGGTACAACTCCCTGAAAGTAGGGTTTGAAACATCAAGGTTAGAAGAGAAAAAAGCCTTTACAGGAATGTCATCTTTTAACACCTGATTATATTCAGCAATACTCTCACAGTCAAGACACTTACCACAAGGGTTTCCTTTTTCATCAGGTGTATCACAGGATATAAACTTAAATTTAGGTCCAACTTTAAGCGTTTTAGCAATACCATAGATGTCATATTTATCACATCCAGAATAGGGTGTTTGAAAGTCAACACCTATAAGCTTACATATTTCTTTCATAAGTTCAATAAATTCAGGTGATGTATCTACATAACCATGACTTTTAAGTAGTGCCATAGTTATAACATCAGCATTTAAACTCTCTGCCATTGAAATAGCATAAGACAGAAATATTAAATTCCGCATTTCAAGATATTGAGTAACATACTCATTGGTATCTTCTTTATAGAAGTTTCCTTTAGACCAAGAAATGGGCGGTATAATAAGCTGGTGATGTGTAACACCTAACTTATTAGCATTTTCAAGTGCTATAGATGCTCCTATTTCATCATTGAGTTGTCCATAAGAGAAATAGAGGGAGTGTATCTCACAATCAGGATTTTTTGTTACAGTGTCAACCAAAAGTACTGTGCTATCAAAACCTCCACTATTTAATACTACTATCTTTTCCATGTTAATTACCTCCTAAGAGCTTATAAAGCTCATTTTTATACTTTTTATCTTCTGCAATCCTTATTAAACTTACAATTAGGTATTTAGATAAGTGCTTTGGTACAATCTTCTTTACCGACAGGTGTACTAAATACTTTGCTGTGTCAAATCTCTCGATATGGGTGTGTCCTTTTTCAAAAGGTTTATTTGAGTTGTGGACTACATAACCACCAACAGCTTTATATATTTTATACTGCCTGTTTTTATAAATTTGGTGACTCAAGGGTTATTAAACCAATTAAATGGTAAGTTGTACTTTACCATAATTAAAGTCTTTGCTAACTCCTCTAACTGTTGGTGGTCTAAGGTATCTACATAAGTAGACTCATAAGAACCTGAACATTCGAGGAAATTATATTTGCAGTGTAGCAACTCATGTACCAAAGTGTGTTCGTCATATACCTTTGCAATAAAGGTCTTTCTCTCCTCTTTAGGGAATTTACTTATCTTAATAACTGCCTCTTTACTGACAAAGTTCATAGAGTTAATACCTGCAAACTCTTTTTCAGGCATTTCATCAGGCTCAACTAAACCAACTTTTATAATCCAATCAGTAAGGAACAGCTTTTTCTTCCAATATTTTAAACACTTTTTAAGTGTTTTGTCATTGAATATCTCAACAGGACTTTTCTTCACTTATAAAACCCCCAAGCACTTGTGCATTTGTATCTGAATACGCACATTTAATTTATCTTCTAAAACCCACTGTACAAGGTCATGTCCTATTGGACAAGTGTACCCATCTTCGGTGTAATTAAATACGGGACTTACAAGTTTCTTTGCCGGAGTTGGGTATCTACCTAATACTTTTTTCATATAGTCATAGTCTTCACGATTTCCAATAACAAACTTAACTTCATCTACACCTCTGAGTTCCATAATGTTATCGAGAATGTTTTTATTAGACACACCACTTGATGGACACTTAACGTCCATAACAAATTTAAGACTGTGTGGGAAATAGGCATCAGGGATATTAACACAACCGTTAGTTTCAATAGAAACAGCACAATCATAAGACACTAATTCAAGTGCAAGCTGATAAACCGCACCCCACTGAATTAAAGGCTCTCCTCCAGTAATACATACACGCTTGACTCCATACTTTAATACTTTAGACACTAAATTTGCCACTGAAATTTTGTGTTTATCAGCTTTTGTCTGTGGTTGGTCGCAATAAGCACACTTAACATTACAACCATACAATCTTACAAACACACAAGGGAGACCCATGTCAGTACTTTCACCTTGAATACTTAGAAATACTTCATGGTAGTACAAAATACCTTCCATGCTTACACTACCTCCCCTTTATATTCAGCATAACTGTCTTCGGTTTCCCAAAGTCTTACAGAGTATATCTCATAGTTAGAATTACCTATTTCTTTTTTAAGATACTCAAAAATCCGAATAGCCATTACTTCTGCTGTTGGCTGTTCAAAGAAAAGATTTAAGTCACAATGGTCGTATTTATCTACCACGACCTTATTGAGGAGTTTCTTAAGATATGAAAAATCACACACCATAGCTTCACAAGCATAGTGGCAATCACTGATATTTGAGGTATCAATGTTACCACAAAATGTTGCCTCAAGCTTATAACTATGACCGTGTACTCTGCTACACTTTCCATCATAGTTATTTAAATGGTGTGCTGATTCAAACGTTACTTTTTTTGTTACATAAACTTTCTTTAATGCCATAATACTACTCCTTTTAATTACATAAACACTATTCTTGCTACCATTACAGTACGGTCTTCCCCATTTTCACTGATTTCATCAAATCCAGGTTTAATAAAGAGGTCTTTACCTTTAGTGGCAAGAATACCTCTTGCAGAAGTGATTGCTTTGTACATCTGGTTTACTGCTGATGCACCCACTGCTCTTACTTCAACATCACAACCCTCTTCAACACTTGCAACAATGCTACCTGAGAGTTGAGGTACGGGGGACTTTGAGGACACTCTAATTACTTTTATCTTAGCTTCCATTACTATTTCTCACCTTTCTTAATACTACAGCTACAACTTGCTCAGGCTTTATACTACCATACTGTCGGCTGTCATAACTTACTAAATTGTTATCACCTAAAAACCAATAGTTGTTGTCTTTAACAACCTTATCTAGTCTTTTAATGATATAATAAGGCTCTTTATTTTCGTCGTCTCTTAGGTGTATAACATATATCTTATTGACCTTACAATGTTTCTTAAAAAACAGTCTTCTACATATAAGCTCCTCACCCTCTTTTAGTGTTGGGTACATAGAGTCACCCTCAACAACTGCAAGAGGGAAAAGGAACTTTAACAGGAGGAAAACTGTTATCAAGACCACTATTGCGACCAAGATAACCAAAAATATCACTGTACTTTACCTCTTTCTAATAACTTTATCGGAATTTACACAGTCAAAAAAGTCTTCAAGCCTCAAGGTAATATAGTCCTGTGAACTGTTAGCTTTGTGCATAATAACTACAGGCTTCTTACCATCAGGGCAGTCACTTTCAGCTTGTCTTAACCAAGCAGGTAAAGACCATGTTTGAGCATTCTTACACTCAATATGTAACTGTAAGTCAATGTCCTCATCTGCTGAAACAATGTCTCCTCTGAACTCATTAGCTTTTACAGATTTCTTTGCAAACCCTCCACTCTGAGGAGTTCGTACAAGGTCTACACCAAAGAACTCTTTAAACTTCTTAGCAATGGTCCTCTCATAACAAGCACCTTTGTTTCTGCTACGCTTACCACGCTTTTTGTTCTGTTCTTTAGTCTCTGCAAGACTTTTTTCTCCAGTTTTAGTTACTTTTAATTTCACTTTAATTCCACCTTTCTGTTCAGCAATTTTACTGCTACATTTAGATTATACACCATTACATAGAAAAAAGCAAGAGAAAAGGGAGAATAAATTCTCCCTTTACACTTAGTTTTGATTAGGGTTCATCCAACACATATATGTTAAAGTGGTTTGTTAAAAGTGAGGTAAATACATTATATGCTTCTAGTGCCACCTTTTTCATATTTGGGTGGGGTGCTCCAGTAACACCTTTGGCTCTTAAAGCAAAGAAGTGTTCCCACTCTTCAAAGTTTGCGGTCATTATAATTTCTGTCTTAAGGTCAGTAGGTAACACACCTCTTGCTTGCTGTGGAGTAAGTCCCTTATCGAGAAGCATAAAGTAATAAAATTCTGCCTGTTTTAGTGCATTTTCATAGACAGATTTAGCTTCATTAGTCCACTTACTGTCATCATAATAAAATGCAGGTTTAATACAAGTGATTTCTTTACCGAATTTATCCTTAGAATAGTTACAGTATCGGGTACTTTCCTGTGCAAAAGATGCAGGTCTATGACGGACCATTTCATGTGACACACCTCTATCACAAGTAAAATGGAAAGTAAAGTGTAAATGTTTTTTAATTTCTTCCTCAGTTGCAACTACACACCACTTATTAATATCAGTAACAAGTGATACGTGGTGTGTAGTTTTAGGGGCAGACTCCAAACCAAAGTAGTAATTAAGTTCAGGGTAGTGGTGAATTAACTCTGCCATATAACTTGTTAAGTTGTTTTCCTTAATACTCCTTAAATTAGCTGAAACTGTTACAAACTTATTAAATATCGTCACATTAACATGAGGACTTTTCATTACCTTGTCTTCAAGGTCATCAACATAAAGTAAGAAAATAAAAGTTGCGTGTTCAAGCATAGCATAGTGGTGTCTATCCACAAGCTGTTTAAAGAATTTAATGGAACTTTCCTTATCAAAGGCACTCTCACTCTTATAACACGTTCTTCCAACTCTTTCAATAATTTCTGTAGGACTTAAGGTAGTTGTGTCAATATACTTTACCGAAGAGTCTACAAGTTTCATAATATACTTCCTTTCTTTAAGGTCATTATCCTTTATTTAAATAATCTTAATTTTGTCTCATTTTTCTCAGTGTCTGTAACCTCTTTCTGAACAAGTTCGAGATTAAGTGAGAGTATATTTCCTTTTTCATCCATGTTAGGTGTTAGACTTGCTATATTAAATTCTTTTTCAAGCATACTCCAATTTACCAACTTAGTCAATTTAATCATTATTAGTCACCTCTTTCTTATTTAACACTTCCATATCGAGATTGATACGAGAACCTACTGCATTTTTCTGAAATTGATACTTACCATTGTATGGGTTATCACAACTTCCGCTCATTGTACAGAATACAAGTTGTGCAACCCTTGTATTAGGTGTGAGCTTAATAGGTGCTTCACTTGCATTGAATAATTCAAGAGTAATCTCACCAGTAAATCCGGGGTCTACCCAACCTGCATTTTGTACAAAAAGACCCATACGCCCTATAGAAGAACGTCCCTCAACAAAGGCAGTAAGGTTATTGGGTAAGTTCACAAACTCCAAAGTAGTGGCAAGAACAAACTCATGTGGTTTAAGTATATACTCACCCTCAAACGACTCATAGTCTACCTGCTTATCAAAAGCGTTGTAATCATCTCCTAATTTAGGTACTGGCTTAAGAAAAGAATTTCCTATTCTTAAATCAACACTTGCAGGTTGTATCTGCTCATTGTCAATAGGACCAATTAAAGTCTCATACATTATCCTGTGTTTTAATTCTTTATCACTTAATACCATATTTAAATCTCCTTTTAATTTAATTGAGAATGATTAAACGCTTTATGGCTCTTGTAATTCCAACATACATTACTTTTCTTTCGTCATCATTCTTTCTGTAGTAAGGCAAGAAAAGAGGGAAGTTACCATACAGAATAACATTATCAATTTCAAGTCCTTTAGCTGTGTGTACTGTAAGTATTTTAAGCTTTTTCGAAGCCTTTTTCTTATTCAAGTCTGCAAGGGTCATACCCTCTCTCTTAAAAGTGGTATAAGGTATTCCTAAATTAATGCACATATCCATGACGTCATAAAGTTCCTTATTAGTACGTGTCAAGAAAAACCAGTCTTTAAAGTCCTTTTCAGTATGGAGTAATTTATTCATAACATTATTAAGTTGATTACGTGTAAGTACCTCAACTTCACCCTCAAAGGTGCTTATAGGGACTATATTCTTCTCAACTTTTTTGTCAACCTGATTTATAATATTAGTAGCAAGTTTGAGAATTTGTGCACCATTTCTGTAATTATTAGTGAGAAAATAAGTAGTGAACCCGTCATCTCTTACGAGGTTTAAGAAAATCTCAACATTACCACCTTTAAAACCATAAATACTTTGATAGTCATCACCTACAAAGAAATAATTATTTGCACTAAGAGAACGGATAAAGTTATATTCAAGTGTCCCTACGTCCTGAAACTCATCTACAAACACATAGTCAATAGATGCTCCAAGCTTTTCAAAATAGTGCTTTGCTTTAATTAAAAGCTCATCAAAGGTTATAATTCCTCTTTTCTTACACAAGGTCTCAATACTCTCACCGAATGTTATGTGGACTTCTTCTTTTAAGTCATTCTTAACAACCTCGGCAGGTGCGTGTAGAGTATTAAACTCTGACCTTTCACTTGGTAAAAAGAAGTTGTCAACTTCTGTCTGAGGGACTTTACCTATATCAGAGAGGGCTTTAAGGTCTTTGTACTCTAAGTACCTGTCAATAGTTAAGTGTGTGCAGTACTTTTCAATAAGCTCCTTGTGTAGCTGATTATCTAAGTCATCATTAAACAGTGTATACTTCTCTCCCGATTCTTTCATAATGTGGTTTGCAAAGGAATGAATTGTTCCTATAAAAGCATCTCCTATTCCATCAACACCACTTAAGCGTAACTTCATCTCTTCTGCCGCCATATTTGTAAAGGTGATAGAGACAATGTTATGTGCAGGAACATGAAGTGTTTCCACAAGATATCTAATTCTTTCTGTAAGAACTCTTGTTTTACCTGAACCTGCTCCGGCAACAACAATAATGTTTTTTTCGGTACTGTATACAACAGCTTCCTGCTGACTATCAAGAGTAATTTCAGGTGTGGGAAGTACCTCTAATTCAGACACTTCTTCCTCTTCATAGTCATCTATAATACAAGGTGGTGTGTAAGCACTCTTGTTAGACTTGTTATTAAACCCTCTTGAAAAGATATTATTTAAACCCATCTTTCACTACTCCTTTTACTACTGCTTTACCTGTTCACACTATAATTTCTGTTTTCATCATTAAAGTCTGCATTTCTCCTTGATACTTCACGGCTTAGCATAAAGATTGCATCCTCTACATTCAGAATATTTAACTCAACGAGGTTTTTCCTTTGAACACACTCCCTGTACTCATAGTACAAAGGCTTCACATTCTCATCTGAATTTATAAGTCTTTCCTTTGCAGTCTCAGAAAGCTTACCGTTAGATAATGCTTTATAGGTTTTATCTCCTGCTGATAAATATGCTCTCTTAGCATCTTCAACCCATAACTCAATTCTCCCAAGAAGTGTTCTTAAATACATTTTCTGTTGAGTAAAGGCGTTAAGACACTCTCCTAATTCTCTTGAAGAAATTTCCGTTATGGACTGAGGGAGTTCAAGCCATTCAGAATCAATATTTAAACCATTGTCTACTTCAAAGAACTTTACACCCTGAGAGACTAAAGATTCCTCTACAGTCTCCATAAAAGACTTCTGTATCTCCTTAGGGTTAATTTTCTGCGTTGTTTTCTTCTTTATAGGCTTCATAAGCTACCTCACTTTTAGTTCCAACACTCTGTCTTATAACGACACCAACGACAGGCATTGTCTGATTTATTTGATGCACAACGAGGAGGAATTTCCTTGTTGTTTTCAATAATGTCATTGAGATAATCACACTCTTCCAACATTTCTTTAATATTACTCTCAGACTGTGTTTCCTTTGAAGATACACAATATTCTTTTAAGTCCTGAGTGTCCTTATTCTCATAAAGGAAAATACACTTAGTTATAGGAATATCACAATGAAAAAGTATTTCGTCCATTTGTTTTAGTAACTGTACCTGAAATCTAATTTTCTCTTTTGCAGTAAACTTTCTTCCATCTTTAAGATGTGTATAAAACTTGTGATAGTACATAGACCTGCTAACGTTTGAGTCTTTAAACTCTTTTTCGGTCTTGTACTTTTCCTTAAGCATAAGTCTCCACTGTTCAAGACAATACACATAAATAAGTCCCTGTCTATTGTGTTCAGGTTTTTCACTCTTAAGCTCATTAAAACCCTTAGAATTAATTGACTTAATTTCAAGTACACCCAATTCTTTATCAGACAACTTTAAAATTCCGTCTGTATGCCCCTGTATGTTGTGTGTTTCGTTAAGTACTGGAACTTCGTCCATAAGCAATATCCCAACATCTTTAAGGTAAGTCTGTAGTCTCTCATGTACACCCGAACCATTATCAAATATACGTCTTGTCCGAGCATCAACAGAATAAGGGTCACTCTCAGCATTAGTACGTGTGTAATATCTTGAACGTAAACAAGTTCCAATTGCAGACGGAGCATTAACATTTATAGCCCTGTCAGAATCTGTAGCAGATAAACTCAGCAAATAAAGTTCTAAAGGTTTAACCACATACCCCTCTTTTTTCATTGCTGAGAACATTGTTTTAAGACTCATAATTTTCTCCTATTCATTTTCTTTATAATTAATTGTTGCCTTTATTATGGCATATAGATAACATACTGTAAAAACAATCTGTACAATAAAATAACCATAACCGAATATTAATTTATAACAATTAAAGGCTAAAGCCGGTAAAGCAATAAGTGCTATTGAAATTGCAACTACCATAGAAAGGATAACCCAAATTAAAGCTCCACCTACAACTACTTCAATAAAATTATCACTAAGCAAAGTAACTCACCTCCAAAAAGTCATCCCAATCTATGACAGATAAGTCATAGGTCTTTTTATTGTTAGTAATTAGTCTCCTGTCAACACCTGTAAGTCTAAAAGAGGATTTAATGTTATCCTTAAGACAATCAGGTTTAGGAAGTTTATCAGTAATAACAGGGTCTAAGTCCTTTGTACAGAGGACTGCAAAACGCTTTGAACCATTGTTAAGGTCTATGCACATAACAGGTATTCTAAGTCCATCTTTAATAGCTTCTACATAAATTTTATCCCAAACTGTAAAAGTTAAAGAGTAGAAGTCCTTTTTAGTGGTCTTGCACTCAATAAGGAATAAATCGTTTCTTACATCTCCTTTACTTCCCCACAAAGCACCACTTGCAGGAGTGACTTTACCTAAAACTTCTTTAGCTACTCTACTTTCCTGATTTTTTGAGTTTCTTTTTCTTACGTCCACTTACATTAACACCTCTCTTAAAAACAGTTGGCTCTTTGGACTGTCTTTTTGACATCTTCCATTTATTACAATATATGTTATTTGTGGTTACCACCATATCATATTTTATAACGTTTGGATTCTGACACATTTCACAGTCATCTCCGATTTCTTGATAAAAGTACTCACAGTTATAACAGGACATTGTATATTTAGAACCTTTAGATACTTTTTCTCTAACAGGGTCATAACCTCTACTAAAATTCATTCTCACAACTCTCCATTAACTCTTTATAGGATATACCATCTGCAAGTCCTGGAGATTTATCACTGTCAGTAGGTATGTAAGAGGAGTCCTTAAAACTTGGAAACATAAATTCAAGCATAGCAAAATTAGCTACATCAACCAAGTATTCTGTGTTGTGAGTCTTCTCATATAATTTAAGTCTTTCCTTTATGCACTTATAAGCTTGTGCAAGTTCAGGATAAGTCTTTGAAGCATAACCATACTTGTAATGTGAAGTCTGAATTGCATTCCTCATCTTACTCACAAAAGACTCTGAAAAACTCCTTGACAAAATCTGTTCTCTTGTTTCCATTAAGTTATCCTCCTAACGAATTTTAGTCGCAAGGTCAATTACCTGTTTTTTAATATCGTCAACAAGTTCAGGCTTTTTCTTTAAGTCATCAATGAGTGAATCAATTCCCTGATACTTTCCATCTTTATAATAGAACCAAGCACCACGTCTTTCAATCACTCCCCACTCAACAGCACAAACAACAATCTCCTTAAAGTTGTCATTATAGAGTGCTGAAACTCCTGCTGAGTTATCTTCTGAGAAATAGAAATCAAACTCTCCTGTTTGCATTCTCTTATAAGTCTTATTCTTTTCAATCTTAAACTTAACTACTTGACCTACAATTTCTTTATTGTCACCCTTACCCTCTGTAATCCAATCCCCTTTACGTAGTCTAAGATTTACAGAACTAAAAAACTTCTTTGCATTGCCTCCAGGAGTATATTCAGGGTCTCCATAAGCACCAATCTTTTCTCTAAGCTGATTAATACCAATAAGTGTGAATGGTGTTTTACCCTCTCTGCAAAGTCTGTTATTGTTAGATTGCCACTTACGGAAAAACTCACCAAGTAACTGTTGTGGAATACCCATACGGACTGTCTCGTCCATTTTACTTTCAGCTTCTTTATTAGGTGTCATAGATGCAATAGAATCAATAACACCTAAAGTTACTTGACCACTACGTTGTAACTGTAACATACCCTCAGTAGCTTCCTCCATACTGTCAGGTCTTGAATAAATAAGACAACTGGTATCAACACCAAGCTTTTCAAAATATTCGAGGTCAGAAGTACCCTCTACATCAAAGAAAGCTACAACGTAACCTAACTTCTGTGCCTCTCTTACAATATGACAAGTCTGAGTAGTCTTTGTGGAACTTTCATTTCCTGAGATTTCAATAAATCTTCCCTCAGGAATACCACCACCAAGAGCAATGTCAAGAGAGATACTTCCTGTAGGTATTCTCTTAATGACTGCTTTCTCTTTTGAAATACCTATCTGAATAGTGTTTTCTCCAAACTTCTTATTTAGGTCATTTACAACCTTAAGAACTTCGGGAGAAAGACTTCTTTTCGGTGTTACCTTAGGTGAAGTTGTAGCTTTTGTAGAGGTCTTTTTATTCTTTAAAGGTGAATTTACTACTTTAGCCATTGTCTGTTTCCTCCTTAACTAAATCTCTTGCTTCAAAATCACCGTCTTTTTCAAGCTGATTTATGATAGCCCTTGTGTAAAACTCTGTAAGGTTTTCACCATTCTTTCTTGCATGAGTCTGTACACGTTCCATAAGCTTTTCATCAGCCATGATAGTAATTGTGGTTTTGGCAATCATATATTCTCTCCTTTTCATTTTTCATAAAATTTGTGTTTTATCACTCTTATATAATAGCATATATCCGAATACTTGTCAAATACAAAAAATCCCCTAAATTAATAGGGGATTTATTTTATAATTAAGTTTCATAGAATACCATAATAGATTCTGTTCCGGCAGAAGAGTTAATAGGTACTACAGATATAACCCTGTAATTTTTACTATTACACTCTGCAATAAATTTGTCTAGCTGTTTGGTGTTTCCAATAGGGAGAAACCCTCTTGATAAACTTATAACTTTAAACTGTGTCATATGTTCCTCCTGCAAATTTAAGTATGTTATATTGTATGCTACAAATAAATGAAATATGCATAAACGCTATTTAGCATCTTGGTAACTGTCACCACTATCAAAATCTGCTCTCATTTCAAGATTTAATTTTACATTCTTTCCAAAGGGGTGTTCCATGTATGCTTTAGTCTTAGCTATACACTCCCCAACATATTTCTCAGGACATTCAAAAACAAGTTCATCATGTACCTGTAAAATCATCAATGCACCATGTTCTGTATACCATGGGTCTTTATCAACGAGATTCTGTGAAGACCCTGTAATGTCTGCGGCACTACCTTGTACTGCTGAATTTACTGAAAGTCTTTCACAATAAGCAACCTGTTTAAAGTCACGACTTCTTATATCAGGCAATCTCCTTTTACGTCTGAGGAGTGTATAAACATAACCATGCTTATGTGCAAAACGCTTTTGATTTTTAATAAAGTTGCTTACTCCTGAATAAGTGCTAAAGTACTTATCAATGTAAATCTGTGCTACATCTTCACCTTTCTTAACACCATAAGTATCAAGATAAGACTTATCACCTAAATCAATAGGAGACCATCTATCATCTCTAAGGTTAGTGTATAAGGTGAAAGCACCGCCACCATACATAAGCAAGAAGTTAATAACTTTTGCCGCTTGTCTGAGGTGTGGGTACTTCTTTTTTACCTCCTCTGGTGTGCAGTCAAGCTCAAACATATTTACTGCTGTTGAACCATGAGTATCTGAACCATTAGCAAACATTTCAAGCAGATTTTTGTCCTCTGAAAAATGTGCAAGAACACGCATTTCAAGGTTAGAGAAGTCTCCTGCAATTATCTTCTTTCTCTTTACCTCATACATTTCAATTTGCTCATCAGTAGCATCTTTAAGGTCACAAATATAATCTCCATTTTCATCTGCGAGATATTCACTACCAATAAACAGACTTCTAATCTGATATTTGTCTTCCTCATCAGCTTTAGGTAGCTGTTGTAAATTAGGGTTAGAACAAGAAATACGTCCACTATCTGTACCAATGATATTAAATGAGGGGTGTGCTTTACCATCATCATATAACTGTTCAAGAAGTCCATCAATAAAAGCACTCTTAAGTTTAGACAATTTCTTGTAGTCCATAAGGAGCTTACACAATTCAACACCCTGTTGCTTACGCTTACTCTTATAAGTCATTTTTGACAGCTTATAAAAAGTGTCTGCATTGGTTTGTGGAGCTCCACTTGCGGTCTTACTTATAGGTCTTAGCCCAAAAGTATTTTCAAGAAGTAGTGAGGTGTAATTAGGCTCTTTATCCAACTTCTTTTCAGGTACATAATTAAACAACAGTTCACCAAGCTGCTGACTACTTCCTGGGTTAAATTTTAGTCCTGCAAGGTCATACATCTGATAAAGAAGACTATCTATATCCTCATTGATTTCGGTACGCATAGTTTCAAGGTGCTCAACGTCTACACATACACCTCTCTCTTCCATTTTAAAGAGTGTGCTTAAGAATGGCATATAGAACTTATAGAAAATCTTGTCCATCTTCTCTTCTTCAAGTCTATCCATATAATAAAGATATAAATGCCATGTGTAAAAGCTGTCATCAATAGCATATGGAGAGCCATCATCAATAAGTACAAGGTCAAAAGTGACTTTCTGGGAGGCTTTATACCCAAACTCTTTCTTAATGCTATTGGGTACATCATTAGTAACCTCTTTAAAGTGTGTTTGGTCTATTCCAAACACCATTTGGGTATTCTCTTTAAGACCATTAGGACTATTCTCATCACATAACCAAGATGCTACCATTGTATCAAACAGGTCTTTTGTACGAATAAAAATCCTGAGTCTTGCCATTACGTGCATATCGAACTTAAGGTTTTGACCTATAATTCTTATGTCTTCTCTTGCAAAAATAGGTCCTAAATATTTGTGAACTTTTGACTCTTTAATGTTTCGGTGTATATCCTCATATCTTCTATGGTTAAGTGGTATATAGTAGTTGTTGTTATCTCCCCAAGATATTGAGATACCTACACATAAAAAGTCTTTGTTTTCTGCAAGAACTCTTAATGTGTTTGTTTCTGTATCGAATGCAAACTCTTGAAGTTTCTCCATCTTCGATGCTAACTTAGCAAGCTTAGACAAAGTGTCAACCACTACTTTACCTCTCATAACAGGACAATAGGTTGCTAACAAGTAAATTCCTCCTTTAATGTTTTAAGTGTACATAACAAAAAACTGCTATAAGTATATTATAGCAGTTTTATTGAGTTTAAGCAAATACAACCTATTACTTGTTAAGTTCCTTTTTGAGGTTACTTCCTACTGTAATTTTGAGGGAGTTAAAAGCATCCTTGTGTACAATTTCACCTGTTGCAGGATTTTTGTAATCACGAGCCTTACGTTCTGAAACTTTAATATTGAAGTCCCCAATAAAATTAACTCCTCCATCATTCAAAATTCCGTCCTTAATAACTGCAAGAACGTTATTGATTGACTGTTCAGCATCTTTCTTAGAAGTACCAAACTTTTCTGCATAGTTGTTTACAAGCTGAGTCTTACCTAACATTTTTAAATCCTCCATTTGTATTTAATGTTTGTTTATGTAAAGGTGGTTTATTTTTTAAACACACCTTTAATACTAGTCTTCTTACCTCTTGAAAGTGTGGATTTACCAAGAGGTTTTCTCTTTAAGGAATTAGATTTATGCTTGTCATCAAAAGGGACGTCATCATCTTCCTCCTCGTCATCAAGGTCAACAAAATCACTATCGTCTGTGTCTTCATCATCCTCGTCAAAATCGTCGTCCTCGTCATCATCACTGACAAGGTTCTTTCTCTTCTTATATTCCTTGTCATCTTCCTCTTCAAAATCAGGGAGATACATCTTAAGCTGTTCCTCAACAATAGTATAAAGAGATTCAATAGTTCCGTCAAACTCTTCCTTAAGCTTTTCAGGAAGCATACTTTCAATCTTAGAACGTGTAAGCTTACTTACCTCATCAGTACGCTCAATCATATAAGAAGTGTCTGTTCCTGTACCTGTACGTGAGATTTCATAGTCTCTTGAAGTAAGTCCATAACGATTAGAAAGTCTGTCAAGCTGAGAAAGTACCCTTGTACCTGCAACATAAAGCTTAAGAGAACCTCTTACTTTCTTCTTCTTTCCGTTCTTGTCTTTAGATTCATATTCAGAGTAGTCCCAGATTAGGAAAGCTCCCTTAAATGAGGGTTTATCACCATCTTCACAATGTGGACAACTATCGTCCCCACTACAGAGAACACTGTCATAACGTTCCTTACCACCCCTATAAGTCTTAACAGTGTGTTCATTGAAGTTAATAGGTTCTTCTGTAAGAAAACGTACCCTTGCTTCTGCTCCATCACCTGACAAGAAAAATCTAAACAACCTCTTTCCCATTTGTTCTCTTGCTTCTTCTTGTCTCTTCTTTTCTTCTCTTGCGGCTTCATAACCTTTTTTAAATAATGCCATCTCGAAATACCTCCTTAATTTTTAACTCATTAAATTCTATTTAATGGCACGTCTATATTATAACACAACCCAAAACATCTGTCAAACGGGCGTTTATAATCTTGGAATATGTCCTACACCTAAATAAGTTGCAGAATTTATGACTTTTACAGTCTCTAACTCTCCCCATTCACAGGGGTCTTTACCCTCATCAGGTATATAAGTAGGTATTAGTATATTCACATACCCTTTCAAGTGTTTTTTAGCAGTCTCTAACAGCTTAATTCCTCTCTCATCGAGGTCACATAACACTATAAGATTTTTACACCTATCTTTTATTTGTTCAGCTTGAGTCTTACTTACCTTATTAGTCATTGTAGCTATAGCATTAGGATAACCCCACTTATTAAGCATAATAACATCAAAACAGGCTTCTACAAGTATTAAAGTGTCCTCTACAGATTCAAGCTTGTCCAATGGGTAAATAAGACTACTCCTTTTAAAGTCATATATCTTAAATCTGCTATTTTTAGGTCTGTTAGGGTCTATATATCTACCTATTATTCCGGCAAGTTTTCTATCTTCCCAAAAAATCGGAATAGTAACAGTCTCTTCTTTTAGGTCACGTCCTATCATATATGTTTTCATGTCCTCTTTATCGAAACCTCTATCAAAGAAATATCTGTAGGTCTCTTTTCCACTCTTAAGAGGAGCTAAACAGGACATTGGTTTAACCTCTTTGTTAGAAGTCATTCTATCAATATCAATAAACTTGTCCTCATATCTGTGTATAGATAAATCATCAGAAACGTTAAACAGATTAAAAGTTACACCATATCTCTGTTTTAGAAATTTTTCAGCTTGACCTACAGACTTAAACCTGTCAGGTAATGAACGATATACAAGCCAAGATATTGAACCACTCTCACCACAAGAAAAACAGTTAAATACTTGTCCGTGTAAGTTAGGTTCACCATCAGGACAGTAATCAATGTCAATACCACAAGATGGGTTTTTCTCACCATGTATAGTACAACAGAACTGTATTTTACTACCTTTCCAATCTTTCATGACAGGAGTGTCCAGAACATTTATCAATAAGTCTTCTATCTGTTCTTTTGTAAACCCACTCATATCAAATCAACATCCTGTATCTCTTCACCTTTTAAAAGCTTCTTACCTATACTAAAATACTTAGGGTCAATTTCACAACCTTTAAACTTTCTATTTGTCCTTTTGCAAGCTATTGCAGTAGACATAATTCCCACAAAAGGGTCAAGTACAATATCACCCTCTTTAGAAGAATTGAGAATAAGTATTTCCATAAGTTCAGGTGGTTTAGAAGTTACGTGCAAAACTTTACCTTTAAGGTCTTTAGGTTTTTTATTAGGGACACTTAAAATGTCAGCAGTTCCACAATTATTTATAGCTATACCCCTACCTTTTCTAAAAAAGAGTATATATTCAAACTGTGACATATAATACTTCCCCATAATCTTATTTCTCTTATCCCAAATAAGAGACTTTGTAAACTTAAATCCTGCATTTTCAAAGGTGTTGAGCATCTCCTTTAGGTTTACATGATTAGTCATTACGTAACAATGTCCACCATCTTTTAAAACCCTATACATCTTATCTGTATAGTCCTTTGGGGTGAGGTCATTGTACTTAAACATCTGTCCTTTCTTGCAGATTTCAGTCTGCATCATTCCACCACTATTTCCTGCACAACCCCTAGGTGTAGTCTTATAGGGAGGGTCAGTAACAATGAGGTCTACCGAATTTTCAGGAAGACTGTTCATAAATTTAATTCCATCAGAACATACTACTTCAATATCACTGCTTTTTTTTAATTTCAATTTCCTTTTTAACTTCTTTTTTAGAATCATAATACTTCACTCCACTCGAATCTTATAGCTTCATTATAGCATATATCTTTATTAGCGGTCAAAATACCTAAAACTGCAAGTCTTCTATCTACTGCCATAAAGTCATTTGATAATTCAATAGGGTCAGGATAGAAATAAGAGTCAGGATAAGCAATAAAATTGTCCTTTAGTCTTTCTTCTACTTTCTTTTTACCATAGAGTATGTGATTTCTAACGAGGTTAATATTTACTCCGTCACACCATGAGGGGTCTGTACAACCATTGTCAAATATATGTTTCCAACGTGAATAGTCTTTAAGGATACCTATGTGCATATCTACTGCAAATACTTTCTTCTCTTTCTTTCTTCCCATTAAAATTGCCTCCATAAATTAGAACGTAGCACGTTCATACTGTTTTAGTGTTATCGCCTCGCCCTTACAAAGACTGTCAATGAAACAAGACCATTCAAACTGTACCTTACAATAATCATCTTTTCTTGCTTTAAGGTACTTTTTATAATCTCCACCATAGACTTCATTGATAAACATTCTCTTTATTGTCATAAGTTTAGTCCTCCATAACATTTAAAGTGTTGTCTTTAGTAGACTTTTCAGTACTATCCTCTTCGTCTTCAAAGTCCTCTACTTCATTAGTGTCGGCATAAATTTCACTAAAATCCATAATATCAAAATTCCAGTTAAGAAGTAACTTACCTAAAATACCCTCACGCTGTTTAAGTACTTTAAGCCCCATTTCTTTATCATTTATCATTATTTCATCTCTGAATAACGCCCAAACATCATCACTATCTTGTCCAATAGCTTGTGTGTACATAATAGAACCTAATTCAGGTCCTGTCTTTTTACTTGTATTCTTATCAGCCTGAGTGTTAATGAGTATAGGTTTACCACATCTCTTAGCAAGTTTTTTAAGGTCTCTTGTAATGTGTGCAACTCTTAACCAGTCATCTTTAGCACCCTGGTCATCTTCCATAAGATAAGCTGAGTCAATAAAAATTACATCAGGGTCATACTTATCAATATCAGCGGAAAGACCCATAACACCTGTTGCTGTAGTTATATAAAGCGGTTCAAAATTAGGTAAGTCATTCTCCAAAAACTCAAAGAACTGTTTTTCAAGCTTAAGACTTAGTGCTCCAGATTTAAAAGCATTATAGTTAAACTCTTCTCCATAACACATGGAGAATAGCATAGCTTCATATCTATCCCTCATTATATCCTCGGACATTTCGGTTACACACTGTAATACACGATAATTATGAAGTTGTAAATAAGACCCCATAATAATTTCAAGCCACGTATTGTGAGTCACTATGAAATCCCCACATATAAATGTGTGGTCAGGACTGTCAACAGAAATACACTGCATTTCCTCTGAATAAGTCATTTCTTCAATGTCTGCAATCTTTAAAAGGTCATAATGATTAACCCTGTTACTCTTATAAGACTTTGAATACTGCCCTTTCCTATGACTACTACTAAATAGTTCATCAGTCTTAGCACTTACATACACCTTATACTCAGGCAGATTTTTTTCAGACCTTTTATAAGTGTGTACCCTGCACCTATACCCTAAACTTCTCACAAGAAACATAAAAGACTCACAAAGATTTTTACTTCCTGTAAAGTATGACACAAATCCTCTTGAAGTAACTGTACCGTCTGTGTCAATCATACCTCTAACCAGCTCAAGTCTGTCCTCAATGGAAGAGTATAGATAATCGTCAGGAATGAATTTAGTTTCAGAAGTTGTGCCAATAAGACCTAATTGCTTAATACATCTGTACAGTTTGTTTTCTCTCGTGCTATTACTCTTAAAAAGATACTGTAAATTGTGTTTATTCCTTACAAATAAACCATTGAAATTTACAAGTAACTCATTAAGTTTATCTACTAAAGACCTGTCAATTGTTGCAAAACTGATTCTGTCAGTTGTAAAACCTCCGTCACCTATTAAAGCACCTAACACATAAGGAGGTAAAGGTAAATTCTTCTTTTGAAAGTACACCTTATTACAAACAGGTATACTGATATTAAATCCTCTACCTCTTTTTACAGGGTGATTAGCAATAATATTAGAAAGAGTGTCCACTCTCCAATCATTATTGCGTGATACATCATCAAGGGTCTTGTACACCCATAAGTGCTCTTTACAACAGTCAACTGATGAACCGTCCTCAAAATGCACTCTATAAACTTGCTTTTTTCCTTGTGGATAAATGGCTGTAACAGGATAACACTTTCCGTCTCTTGCATACACTTGTGTGTCTACCTTAATATCTTTCATAGGCACAAAACCTTTATCTGTAAGAACAGGTGTTGAGAGAGTAAGTGCTTTACCTACACCAGTATTTGCAATAACTGTGGTTAAAGTACTATCTTTAAGACCTTTAGTTATGTAATCGAGCTTACTAAATCCAGTAGGTAGTCCTTGCATACCCTTGTTGTTCTTTTTCTTCAAATAAGCTTCTTTACGAGACTGTGTGTCCTTTGTAATATCAACATCAGTAGTCTCTGTTACCTCAGACTCTATGTAAGCTATAGACCTTTTAATTAGTGCATAAGCTTCATCAGATTCATAATCTTGTAAACGTTCTGCCACCTTTTCTACAGTATCGGCAATGTAATTATGCTTAACTTTCTTCCTAAGTTCTTCACACCAAAATTTCAGGTTCTCTTCTGTCCCCACAACAGTCTTACTATCAACTAAAACTGTTTCAAGTTTAAACCTTGGGAATTGTTGTTTAAAGGCTCTTACACTTGGCACTTCACCAGTATTCATAACTGTTTCGTATATGTAAGCATAAGCAGAACGACTGTCACCTGTAAAGAAATCGGGTTTTATTTGATTATCCTTTACAGTCATTATATCTTTAGTCTGTAGTAACTTAGATATAAAACCTATTTCAACGTCATATTTCATTTTTATTATCGTCCTCTCAAATTTATTGCAGAATGAAAATCACTTAATGAGAGTGCATTCCTGTTATTTATAAGACCTCTTCTATAGTCATTATCATCTACCACATAAGTTAAATCTCCTGTTAAAAGTCGTGAGGAAATCTGACTGAGTTTATTATACAACACAATGCGATTAAAAGGCAAATCACTAATGATTGCCTTTAAATCTCCTGTATAATTGCTTTCCTCAATGAGTAAGTCAACGTTGTATTCAGTCTGTCTATAGATGTGCTCCATAGAATTGACTGCAAGAATATTCACCTCTGCTCTTTTTGTTTTACCAACAAGGAAATTTAAGAATTTGTCTGGAAGACTGTTATCTTTATACTTTATAACAAAGTCCTCACACATAAACCCAAATGTGGCTTTGACGTGGTTAGATAAATCTCCATGCATCATTACTTAATTAAATCCTCCTTATCTAAGTCTATATTGAACTCCTCCTTAAGGTAGTTCAGACAGTCAATAGGCGAAAAAGGTTTATTGAATATTCCTGTCTGCATTAGTGCAAAATAACTCTCCACACTATCTTTCACTTTTAAAAGTCTCTTCTTTCCAAATCCAAAGTCTTTATGTAATGCAGTAAAGAACACTGCCAAAATTTGATTTGACACATCAACTTTAACACTTTTATACACTTCATCAACTTTCGTGTCCCACTCTTCTTGAAGATACTTTCCAATATCTTCTTTCGTCATCACCATTTTGTCTTTCATTACACCGTGAGTTTTATCAACTCTGTAATTTGCTTTCATAACTGCTTTAACCTCACTCTTAATCACCTAAAATTTTGCGTGCAAGTGCATCTGCTTGTTCCAATATTTTCTTTGCTTTGTTATATAACCTACACTTCTGTATAGGGTGAAGTGCAGGGTGAAGACTGTCCCTATATCTACGCATTTTAAACTCCTCATTAAACAGCTTGTCTATCTCATAAGCAAGTTCATCAGCATCTATAGCAAATTCGTCCTCACTAGGGTCTATAAGATTCTCCTCAACATAGTCTGCTACAGAGTAACCACACTTTTCACGGATATATTCAATATAGTCCCTTGGTTCATAAAAATACTTATTTCCATCAGGTGTGGATAATAAACCTGTATTAAGTTGTCCCATAAGTTGCTCACCTCTTTTTAAAAATAGTTGCTCTCTTATCCTCACACTCAATCATAACAGGAGTTGTATTACCTTTCAAAAGACTAATACAACTCTCTCCATATCTTTCTGTCATAAGAGATATATTCAAATTTGTGCAAACAATAGTAACAAGACCGTTGTCTTCTCTATATCTTAACAGGTCTTCCAGTATAGGTGCAGATACTTTACTGTCAATCTCTTTTCCAACTTCTTCAAGCACTAAAAACTCGACTGCTTTATAGTAAGTATAGAGTTCATCCTCTAAAGTTGCTTTCTCGTCAGCACTCTTAGCGTTCCACACTTTTGTATATTTATCCACATACTCAACAAAAGTAGAACGTCTTGATGTATATCTATGTCTATAAGCTTCCTTAAGGATAATACTTGACAGCATAGTCTTACCAACACCATTACTTCCATAAAGGAAAAGACCCTTATTATTTTCAAAATTGCTATCAAGGTCTTCTATGTAAGCTTGTACAAGACCTTTAACTTTCTTTAACTCACTCTTACCTTTAACATCAAAGTCTTTTAAAGTGTTTCCCCTAAAAGATTTAGGTATTCCTATAAGTTTCAGACTGTCCTCACTGACTACAGTCCTTACAGGTCGTTTACTCATTTTAGTCCCACTCCCCTATTTTGTATTTTTCAGTGTTATCAGATTTTTTCCACTCTCTTTTAGAGGTCTTATCTGTAGAAATCTTCTTTTCTCTTGGCACATATTCATCATTCGCCCAATCAATGCTATCTTTATAAATTGTGTTCACCCAGTTACTTGAAAGAACAGTTGGCTGAGTCCTATTTATATCAAGATATTCTTGGTCTCCTGAGAAAATAAACTCTATCATTAAAAGTATTTCAGGAATATCAAAATTTTCCTGTAATCTCTTAAATATTCCCATGTCACGCTTCATATTAGCTATAACATACTTAACCCCTGCTTCTCTTGCCTTTTCCCTGAAAAAATAAGTAAGGTCAAGGGTATTAAATTCAGTGTATCGTGCCTCAAGGTCATGATATTTGTCCAAAAATTTTTGATACTTCTCAGAAGTTATATTCCTCTTTTCTTTTTTCTTTGGAACTCCTTTTGTGGTAGTATTATTGCTTGTTTGAAGCTGATTATGTACCCTGCGAAAAGCACACATTAAATCGTCCACTCTTTGTTTATTCATTATTACACCTCTTGCTTGGGTTTATTAGTATAATATAATTTTAACACAAGAAAATTAAATCGTCAAATACAAAGAGGACACCCTATAAAGAGTGTCCCACTTATTGCTTATTCACCCACAGTATTAAAAACAGCCTGTTCAAGTGCAGTATCAATGAAGTTTTCAATTCTTTCAATTGCCTTTTCAGGTGTTTCTCCATCTTGAACATAATCAGATAACCAAACATCTACTCTAAGACTTTCATAGTTATCCATATTCTTTGTTACACCCTTACTCATTCCAACCATAGGTTTGGACTTAGGGTCATGCTTAAAAGAGTGTTCAAGAGGTGTACCCTCTTTAATAACCTCTTCACTTCCAGAAGACTTCTTTTTAACTGTTGTATTTTCTTCCGCTTTTCTTGCAAGACTTTTCTTACTCTTTAATGTTGCCATAATTACTCTCCTTATTTCTTTAAAGTGTTATTCCCTCAATCAATGCTCTTGCTTCAAGCACTGAAAGGTAGTCACCCATAGCTCTCAATTGCAGACTAAAAAGACTTCTTGGACAAGTAGGCTTAAATTCAAGATTTCCACTGTCCCACTTATCAACCATAGTCTTAAGTTTAGTAAAACGAGAAAATAGCTGATAATATTCAGCCTTAAATCTATCCCTAAAATCAGCACTACACATTAAAAATGCAGTATCAAATAAAAGGTCTGTTCCAACAACTCTGTATGCAGATTCAAAGGAATCTTTAGGACACCAACCCTCATAATCATCAGCATACTTTACAAAGTAACCCTCATCATTATAACTTGCATCGTCCTCAGGGATTTCAACATTTTTTAACTTGTTAAATTCACCTCTTGTCATTGGTGTAGCAAAAACGAGTTTTACTCCAAGATACTGAGTGAGTTCAAGCTTAGAATCTTCTGTACCTGTTGTCTTTTCAGTATTATTTGTGTTCTCCATTTAATATCTTCCTTTCTTATTCGGTAACTTCTTCATAAGTGTCAGTAAAAATGTCAGGTTTACAAGCGTATAATTCACCTCTTACACCCTTAATAATATAATCACCTACACTTACTTGCATTGTCCCCTCTAATGTTTCAATATACAGTGTACTGAAAATTTGTGGTACAACAGTCCAGTGTAGAATACCTGTATTGAAAGACTCAATAATCCATTTTGGAACATATTCATTCCTAAAGCACTCGTCACCAGTATATTGAAAAGCTTCAATTACAACTGGTTTTTTTCTATATTTAGGCATATCAAACATCTCCTATTTTCTTATTATTGGCTTCTTCTACAGTAAACTTACCCGTAGAATATCTCTTACTAAGTTTATCAATATTAATGTCAAATACCTCTTCAAGTGGTACATTCAAACAGTTACAAGCAAGTGCTACATACCAACACACATCACCAAGTTCTTTAATAGCGTGTTCTCTGTCTAAAGACTTACCGTGAAGTACTACTTTCTTAATAAGGTCTGCATATTCTCCTGCTTCTCCGGCAACACCTAAAGCTGACATAATAAGTTCAGACTGTTCAGGTTCCACTTTAATATTTGAGACAAACTTTTTCATCTCCTGCTGATATTCATTAGCTTTCATTATTACTACCTCACTGCATACTTAGACACATAATCATTTCCTGAGAGTTAAGAGTAAACTGAATACTGAACTCTCCATTATCAAGAGTAGTAACAATTTTATTACCCTTATCTACATAACCAGTGAGTATATAGTTTTTTCCCTTAAGATTAAATTCTTCTTGTAACATTTCAAGGACCTTATTCATCTTTACAGAGGACACCTTTGTCTGGTCGTCAATATAAGACTGTCCATCAGCTTCAAGGACTACCTTTTCATCATCAGTCATGTAATCTTCTGTCACCTCAGTAACTAAATCCTTAGTTACCTCTTCAACTTCTGTTGACTTCTTTTTTAACTTTGCCATAATTACTTACCTCCAAAATACTTTTTATGTAATTCTTTAAAACGTCTATGACATTCCACACTAAAATCGGTCATGGACATTTTCTTACCTTGTGTTATATCACACTCTTTAGCACACTGTACTATAATGTCAATTTGCTCCTGAGTGTAAAGTCTTTTTCCAAACTTATCTTTGAACCAAGACTCAGGTATAACTCCATTACTCTCCCAAATACGAATAGTGGTAGTAGTTCTATTAAGTCTCTTTGCAAGAGTTCCTATATAAAACAGTCTTACTTTTTCACCATTCAAAGTACAAGTCTTATTTTCACTTGTTGGCATCTCCGGCTCTCACCTCATTTGCTTTATTATCTCTGTCTTCGACTTCAAGAAAAACTAAAGCCATAGTAGCATAGTTAGCAAGGTCAATAAGAGTGTCCTTAATAGACTCATCCAGACAATCAATTTCAGGATTTTTAACCAGTGATGCAAAACGGTTTACCTTGTCTTTAAGTCGTACAGCGGCAGACAAAAGTCCATCATCTTCACACTGTTTAAAGAAACTCGCTTCGTACCTTGTATTCTTCTGCTTAAAAAGTTCTATACATTTATCCTGCACTTCTGCGAAAAGATAAGACAAGAAATTATAATCAGTATCACAAAGTTCCTTATTAAAGTTCTTTAACTCTTCCATTTACTTATACCTCACTTCCTCTTTAACACGGGCTTTTTCTTCTGTGCCGCAATGGTAGCAGTTGATTTCTGAATATCAACAACTTCCTCTTTTTCACGAACATCAACTGCATAGGTTGATTTAACTTTAGTAATTGCCTCAAGGTCTTCGGGAGTAATGTCTCCTTTTGATACTCTTACCTCAACTGCTGACTCATCAACCATGGGCTTAAGGGAAATACAGTCTTCATAACCCTTACTTTGAAAGAAAAGTACTGCCTTATTTTCATCAAAGGACACTGACTTTCTGCACTGAGAACCAAAAACAAACCTGTCATTTTCAGAATAGTAAGAACCATTCGAGTCTTTAGTTCCCCTTTCAGTAGCATAAGCCTTAATAGTATCAGCAATAAGCTTTTTTCTTTCAGAAATTAATTTTTCCTGTTTCTTTAACTCCTGATATTCAGACACCATTGAACTAATGGTCTTTTCGTCAGGAATTACACTTGTGGTCTTTTTCTTAGTTGCCATTTGTTTATTCCTCCTGTAAAAAATTAAGTGTGTTACACTTATTACAACAATAAGTATAGCACACTTCAAAAATATTGTCAATTACTTGTTAAAACCCCTTTGCAAATAATCTACCACTCCTAATAGCTTTATCACTCACAATAAGCTTAAGCTGTTTATAACGTCTATCACGTGTTTCTCCTTGTCTACACAACTGATAAACGTTGTCGTACCTATAATCATAAAGTCTTGCTACACTAAGCTTATTTCCATCTGATTTTCTTCGTATACGACCAACAGCTTGTTCAACATTTTTCCCATTGTTTATCGAGGACACTAAAAAACCTACTTCCCACTGTTTTACATTTGTACCCTCATTTGCTTTTGAATAGGTTGCAAGGGTAATATATTTTCTCCTACTCTCTGCTATGTCAATAATTAAGTCACAGTCTTTATTATCCCCATAGTAAAGACCAATATCCTTTTCATCAACACCACTAATGACTAACAAGTCTCTGTAGTGTGTAATTTCCTCTTTTCGTGAAAAGAATGCAACACAGCTATGACCTGAATTATACTCTTTTAGTATATCAGATATTACCACTCTTGAAGTGTCATACTGAGTACAAGCCTGAAATTCAATAGCTAAATGTGCAATATCAGGTTTTTCTCCATAAGCTAAAGAAGCAATTCGTTTTTCTTTGTCCTTTAAATGACTGTTATCTCTAACAAAGTTTACAGGGTCATCAAGCTTCCTCTTAACTTTATAAGAAGACTTTCCTACTTCTGTAACTACAGGGTTAAAATAAGTCTTTAAAGGTCTTTTAATTACCTTTACTTGCAGAATGTCTTCGTCTTTTTCTTGATGTCCATAAGAATAACAGAAGTCACCATAATATAAATTCATTACACAGGATAGTCCATCAGAACGTTCAGGTGTAGCAGTAAGACCTAATCTATAACGACAATTAAAGTTATTTCCTAATTCAAAAGAACTACTGGGACAGTGGTGCATTTCGTCCTGAATAACAAGACCAAAGTAGCTATATAAAGACCTTAAGTCCTTGGGACTTAAATTATTTAAAGTCTGAATAGTAGCAATAGTGAAGTGTTTTCCCACTTTTCGTGACTTAGCTTGAATTAGTCCTACATCTACTTTACCACCAAAAGCTTTTTCAATATCATTTCTCCAACCTTTAACAAGGTCAGTCTTATGTACAAGAACTAAAGTCCTTGTTTTAAGTTTATGTGAAAGTGCAAGTCCTAATACAGTCTTACCTTTACCTGTAGGTAATTTAATACTCCCTTTCAAAAAAGATTGTGTTTGAGTATTTGAGTTTGCATCAAGATAAGCACTTAAAGCTTCGGACTGTGTTTCTCTAAGTTCCATTAAAAAATCAGGGTAGTCTACTTCCGGCAGTTTTCTTTTATCAGTAACTTCATCTGGACTTATTTCAATTCCGCTATAACCAATAGGGACTTCGGCACAAAGTTCTCCATCCTCTTCAAACAGTTTAAAAAACTCTAAAAACTTAGGCTCTCTTGTAGAACTCCATTTTGAATACTTCATTATTTTCTCATATTTAGGGTTTGGAAATGTAAGCTCCTTTTCAATCTGATTTTCCTCTATATCAGAAATATCACGTAAGACAATATGACTTCCAATTTCTGCTCTAAGCATAGTTTAACAACTCCTCGCACAAAATTTATTTGTAACTGTATTATAACATACAAAATAACTTTAGTCAAAACACAAAAGGACTGCCTTTTAAGCAGTCCCTTATATACGTGCGTGTGCGTAGTAATTACGTAGCTAATTATATTATAATTACGCACCTAATATAAAATAAATTTTAAGTCATTTTATATTATATAATATTATAATAAAAATCCTAAAGGATTTTTATGCGAACACTTCCAGTGTCGCAAACTACTAAAATCACTTTTTCACAAATCTGTTTTTGAGTTCATTTAACTCTTCCCAACCATACATAGAAATAAATGCAATAATAAAACTCAACGCAACACTTCCAACTATGTGATAAAGTTTAATGTCAACACCAGTATACTGTAGGTAACATAGAACACCTACAACAGTGATTACCAGTGAAAGAACAAGGACATAAAGTTTAGTCGGAATTTTTTTAGGAACAAAGTCCTTTGTGAGTTGTACCACGATTGACAGGAAAAATGCAAACACCCCAATAATTGAAACAAGAGTGACACCACCACTCACTAAGTTTTCAAGTAACATATAAATACCTCCATAAACAATTATAGTCAATTTCAATTTAATTTTGAATTGTAGAATGAGCTACAAGGTCATTCCCAAGTCTTATAATTGACTTCCAAAGTCTTAATAGTGAAATTATAGCATTTTAAACTAAAACCTCTTAAAAAGTCATTTAAAGCTTGTTTTATTATAGCATAGGGAGTAGCTATTTACTACTCCCTTATACTGTCAAAATACCTTGTAATTACTTTGCAGGAATTTTAAGTTTATTACCTGCATAGATTGTGTCAGACTTAAGTCCGTTGAGCTTTTTAATTTCAATATAACGAGAACCGTTACCAAGCTTCTTTTCTGCAATGTCCCATAAACAGTCACCCTCTACTACTGTATATACTGTGTATTTAGACTTTTCCTCGGCAGGCTTTGTGGTTGTAGACTGACTTGACTTTTTAAATCCATTAAGTCCTGCGTTTTTAATCAATGTCGGATAGTCAATGTAGCAAAAGTCAACATCACACTGTCCTGAAACACCATAAACGCTCTTTACATTCTTTGTGTCCCAGTCAGGATTTCCTGCAACACCATACTGCCACATACCATACTGCCCTTTATAGGTGCAATTAGAGCTATACTGTGCAACCCAAACAGCATATCTCTTACGAACGTCCTCAGAAATGTAGTTATTGAGGTAAGAAGTACTCATATAGAGTCCAACCCAATAACCTGCTTTTTCAACAGTGCCCATAAATGCTTTTGCAATTTCAGTACACTTTGTTTTTCCAAGGTCAAACTGACTTCTTTCTTCCATGTCAAAATAAACTGGAAATTCAAAAGTCTTACCCTTAAGTACTTCAAGGAAAGTTTTAGCCTCTCTTACTGCATCTTCAACAGTGAGGGCGTAGCTATACCAATAAGCACCTACTGGGATATTGTTTGCTTTACAACCAGTATAGTTGTTTTCAAACTGCTTGTCTTTCTGAGAGAGTTCTCTACCATATCCTGCACGAATAATAGCATAATCAACTCCTCCAGTCTTAACAGCTTCCCAGTTTACGTTACCCTGATGTACTGAGACATCAATACCTTTCATTAAGAAACTCATAACAATGTACCTCCTTATAATTGTTACTGTTTTTATACCACTTTCCATCATAAAGAATATGACGGGCAGTTGTATCAACTTCAATGACAACACTTCCATCAGTCATAGTAATTTCATTTCCGTCATCAAGTGTTACTGTTGGAGTAGAAAGTGCAGAAGATTCACTTGCTTTACACATTAAAACTCCTATATACACTTCTCCAACTTTAATCACAGACATAGATTTCATATACAAGCACCTCCTACATAACTATCATAGAACTAATTTTCGGTTGGCTATTATCACTGGAAGCAGTCCAAGCAATATAGTAATCACCAACAGGAACAGATTCAAGACCAATAGCCTCAGTAATATTATTTGCAGAATAATTAAAGTCAAAGTCTAAGGTAACTATAGCCTCACTACCTGCTGTTAGAATAGACTTAATACTTTCTGCAATTTCAAGGTTGGTACTTCCTGTAACTAAAGACGTCGGAATAAACTTTAGCTTTTCGTCTTTAGTACTTCCTGAGGTGTAGCTAAGTAACAACATATTAGTCCCTGTACTTGAAATAGGTATAGTATTAAATGTGATTACACTACCCGACCGACCAACCAAAGTCTGTAGTATTGTAATACAGTGAGTAGCTTTCACTTTCATTACAGAAACTGTTTCCACCATCAATATAGTCCTGAATAGACTTAAGTTCAGAATTAAATATTGTGTAAACACTGTCAAGGTAACTTGTGTATAATGAGTTTTTATACACCGTATATCTTGTAGAAGAAGTTCCTGAACCCATTAAGTTAGGAGTAATGTAAGAAGTTCCATCAGGATTTACAATCTCTAGCTGATAATTTCCTGGAGAAGCATCATAAACATTTATAGTTGGTGACTCTCCATTAGAGCCATCAGCTCCATCTTTTCCGTCAACACCATCTTCACCTTTACATTTACCTGCATTCATTACAGTCCCATCAGAAAGTGTGACAATAAGGTCACCATTCTCATCAATGGAGCAGTTGGGAATGTATACAGAAGTACCACCTCCACCACTACCACCTGAGCTGTTTTGAGATGCAAGGAAAAGCAGTAACTTCATTAAGTTTAATTCATCCATACTTCTACCTCCTTAAGCGTTCTCAATTTTAAGAGTTCTGCAACGCTCATATAAAGCTGTTCCAGTCCCATTACCACCTAAACTGTGATAACTCTTGTAAAGGTACTCCAAATTTTCAAGTTCATCAACTGTGATATTACCACGTTTAATGTAGTCAGTGCATAACTGATAAATCCTGTCATGAAGTATTGCAATCATACCTTGATTTATTAACTTCTGAGTAAGTATTTCCTGTTTAAATCGGGAATACAATTTTTTCAATAGGACTGACAGTCCTGCTAACGCAGTTGAGAAAATGAACTCTAACCAGTACTCTTTAATAAAGTTTAACATAGTGATACCTCCTTTCTATGAAACTTATGTTACTGTTAGTACCACTATGTTTCTGCTATGTTTAAGTCATTTATAATCATTAAAAGATTATTGCTCTATCAATCCAAACGAGAATATGTGTATCATCAACACGTTTCATAACTCTGAAACCTTTATCAGATGTTGTTGCAATTCCTCCAGTTGTAGGTTTGCAATAACCATTAGCTACACAACTTCCATCATCTACGACTACAAGTCTTCCTATACTTGCTACATAAGACCACTCAGGTCTCTTACTTCTCGGAATATAAACCTCATTAGGGTCATAATCAGGGTTAAGCATAGGTCTCTGTTCAATTTTTTCAGGAACAACTATAATTACCTCTTCTTCACCATTTTCATTGACAACTGTTTTTGTTTCAGCAGGAACAATATAGTCCTCATAAATAATAGCTCCAAACACATCTGTGAGATACTTCTTATTCCAAGAGTCTTCATAGTTGTTACCTACTAAGGCAGGTCTTGCAGAAACAATACCATGAATGTAAGAGGTATTTTCATCAGCAAGAACAATGTTTTCACCATCTAAGGTTACGAATAAACCTCTTCTGTCTTCTTTAAGTTTGTTTCCATCTTTCCATTCAAACCACTCAGACAGGTCAGCACCATTAGTTGAAACAGTTCCGGCAGTGTGGATATCACCACTTTTGAGAATACGTGTTACAGTTCTTGCTTCTGTGAATGTTCCACCACCAATAGTCAGCACACTGTTTTCAAGTGTTCCC